CAATACTGCTACAGAGGTAAGAAGAGGGTAGACTAATGGCAATGTACGAGGAATTATGTTTAATCGACATACTAAGTCCAATGTGTCGGGAGTTAAGTACAGAAAGGCCGCTTAAAATAGGCGAGGATCATCAGGTTCGGCTTACATTTGTTCATGATCCAAATAAACCGTGGATACAGACCAAGGGGTTTAGGGAAAGGCAATGTGGGAAATGGCAGTATTTCTTCAGTCATTGGAACTTTATACCAAGGGGTTGTAGGCATTGCTGGAAGGTTGTATGGACTGGAAGCACATTAGATCAGTTATTTCAGATACTAGAGATACAGGAGGAGGATGACCTAGTGTCAAAGTGTGGCATAGAACTCAGGCCATATACTGGTAAACTAGGTTATTACCAAGCGTTTTGGTACTCTGATATGGATGGTGGGTTAAAGGGTGGCCGGAAGCTGTGGAAACGGATAGTTGACCGGCTGGCTAAGTCTCCCTTAGTTGCAGGACATGATGTGTTTTTAAAGCGTGGTTGTACCGAAATGGAGAGAAGGTTTCATCCATCAGATTCGTGGGATAAAATAGCAGATGCCCGTCACTGGGACATGCAGGAAATGTTATGTGACAGTATTATCCCGGATGTTGTGGCGAAACAGAACGAGGATGGTTACTGGCCCAAAGAATGGGAAGCTATTAAAGTTCATGTAAAGGTAAAGTGGCTTGAATGGGCTTGGGAGCATAAAGACTCGTCCGCTACATCTAAGTACCCGAACAAATACTTTGAGGCGCCGCTAGTAGCACCGGCACTCAGATACAATAAAAGCATACACAGTGAGGTGGATTATGGAGGGTATGAGCCAAACAAGCTCCCCGATAATATTGGACACAACGATGCCGACGCCCTTACAGATGGGCCAAATGAGTCCAATAAAGGTGGAGCCGAACAAATCATTACCGAGCTTTAGGGACTATCGCAGGCTGAACGATTCGGTCATGGTTCCTGACCGTGGGTTTACCAAACAGCTTAAATGTCTGGACCCCGAGTTTGATGTTGTATGGGACTGGGGAAGTCAAAACTGGGAGATCTGGAAGTTCCCGAAAGATAAGTCTAAGGAACCTAATTATGTGTTATCTGTGAGAACAAAGGATAAGTCGTATCGGGAACTGGGTGCTGATATTCTGTTAAAGCTCCAGGAAGGTCGGCAGCTCTTGGAATTATCCTTAACACAACTTGTTAACTATTTCGATGAGATGGATAACCAAGTGGAGCGTAGAAAGGCTAAAGACTTCAAGAACAGGATCGAGGCGATTACAAACGAGACTCAGAGTTATGCAAGAGGCGTTATCCATATTCAAGTACCAAAGAAGTTTAAAATAGCGAGGGTAATAGGGGAAAAATGAAACTATGTCCTAAATGTGACACAAGGTCGCCAGCGGTTTGTGATTTCTGCCGACACTATAAGTTTAATGGCGAGGATCGCGGGGGAAAGCATGGGCCGGTATATGTAGACAAGGGATTTTGTGAATTGCACCAAAGGAAAGAAGACCCAGGGGGCGGTTGTAAGGATTTTTACTGTTTCAAGATAAAGAAGGAAAAGGGTAATTAATGGCTAAACTCTGTTGTTTGAAAACCAAGAAACTTGGTACATGGGGTGCTTACATGATGTGTGGGTTAAAGGCTAGAACACGAAAACATAGAAAAGCCACTGCCAGTAAAAGAAGGCGACAGCTTATAAAGAAGGTGATAAATGATACCTAAACAACCAGTTGAGAAGTTCCGATTCACACCGGAGCAAAAGACCATAATGAAGGAAATCAAGAAGATCCAGTTGGTTAAGAAGATGTTCGCCAATATGCCTGAAGAGTTACAGGCACAAGTGCAACAGGGGATGTCTGAACTGGAACAAAAGCATCAGCAGTTGTTAGAGATGATGCCGACTGAACTTAAAGATTCGGAGGGGCAGTAAATGAACGCATATTTTATGTTATCAGATTTACGGGACAATGTAGGTGAGGGAACCGGAGCGCATTGGGATGATGCTGAACTCTTACGGAAACTTAACCAAGCAAATTTAGAAGTCGGGTTTCTGGTATCCGAAAACCCTGGGGATTGGTTACTTAAATCCACAACCTTAACTCCAGTAGCTTCGGTTATTACTCTTCCTTCGGACTGTGCAAAGCCGGTGTATTTAGAGGAAACCACACCTGGCAGGGAGATACCCTTTGAGAATACAGTCAGGGAAAGGCGGGTAACTAGATCAAGCCCTTCGGGTCTTTATAGCGGTTATCTTAACGCTTACATGGTCGGGAACACCATTGAGATTAATAAAGACTCTTATACCGAAGGGGTTACATTGTGGTATGAACGAAAGTTGATTGATTTAAGTGCCGGTACAATAGGGACTGCGGCTTCAACTTCCCTGCAACTTGATGCGAATAACGAGCCAAGTGGTGTGGATGATTATTATAATGGTGTTACAGTTGAAGTCGTGGATGCTTCTACCAAGATAATTAATATCAACTCCACGATCTCTGACTATACCGGGAGCACATATACGGCTACCATTACCGGAACTCCTACCACATTAGACTACTATGGAACCATCCCTCAAATCCCAAGTGAAGGTCATGCGTTAATCGTACTCAAGGCCACTCTTATGTGTATAGCAAAACCTTCAAGCTCACTTGATCCAAAGGTATTTGATAACTTTAACTCAATCGTGAAACGGGCTGAAAGACGGTTTGAAGAATGGATATCTACTAGAATCAAGAACTCTCGGGGTGTGAGAATTACGGAGAGGATGGGTTAAATGCACAACTATGACGGTGGGTGCGGAAGGTGTGGGAAACATAAGGGTGAGTTTTTAGGGAAATTGCCTCATAGTATATGGTCTTTAAGAGAAGAAATTGTTAAAAAGAAATTTGCTTGGTATTTAGACCGGAATGTAAGGCGAAATAACATGATATCAAGTGCATCTATTCATCTTTGTGACAAATGTTGGGAGAAGTGGAAGAGTCCTGTGAGAGTTAACTGGAGGGAGATCTTAAATGCCAAACCAACTATTTAAAGAACCATTCATTGGGAAATACGACGGGGTAACTCCCCCAACCATTCTTCAGCCGGGGCAGATTTCAGCAGGGTTAAACATGCGGAAGATATCTCCTTTAGGTGGCTGGAAGGTCCGTAAGGGAGGTATTTTGCACAACACCACGGCGCTTGAGTCCGGTGCTGCTGTTAACTCCTTGCATCAATACACGAACCCGAAACAGTCTGACTATCATTTTCTTGCCCAAGTGAACTCCAAGCTCTATGATTCATCTGGCGACCCACCTACGGCCTCTGGTACAACTTTTGGCTCGGACTTAGGGGTATCGATAGGGACAACTCCAGGGTTTAGCTGTGTAGTTGGGGAGAACTTCATATACGCTGATGGTTCTGGTGTGCCGATTATCTGGGGCGGGGACTCTCCTTATGTGTATGCTGTTCTTTATTATGATAGCAGCACGGGGATATATCGTGATATTACCAGGGAATGTACGGATGGTAACTCCAGCAACACCGCAACTATAACTCTAGCTGCGAGTGATACAATCATTGTTATTACCAGTGAAATAGCGGAGGCGCTTGTTCTTGATCTAGGTTCTCCTGTTAATAACAATGTCGAGACAATGACGTTAAAGTCCTGGCAGTCCGGGTCGTGGTCAGATCGAAGTGAAACAGATGGTACAGAATCCGGTGGGGCATCTTTAGCTCAAGACGGATCAATCACATGGACACGTTCTGCAAATGATACTATGCGTATCATTGGTAACACGATCATGGGATATGCCTATCAATTATCCTTTACCGGCTTATTAGATGCTGTTGAAATCGTATCCATTAAAGCCACCATTGACCCAACAAACTTAACCAACAAGTGGAACGGTCAGCTTGACTTTATTGCGGGTTGCCGGTTCTTTGACCAGTCGGCTCTTGAATACCAGGAATCATTTGCAAAAGTAACCAACGAAGCTACTAGTATGTATATTGATATATCTAGTGCAACGATATCTGACTTTTTGTATCTTAAAACATACGAGCCTGCCACGGCATTTTACATCGGAGTTGTGACCGGGTATTCTAACACCGCTGCCGTTGTTATTGATAACATAGAACATTGGGATGGTGATTCGTGGGTTGCAGGCACAGGGATTATTGATAGTACCCTAGACGATACGCCTGATTCGTCTATTTCTCAAACAGGGTTGTTGTCATGGAACGGTACGGCAGACTCACCACAAAAGAGCACACTAGAAGGCGACCCTATTCCTGGGTTCTGGTATCGAGTCAGTTGGGATGGTACATTATCAACAGATGTTAGAATATATCTAGTAGCTTACGCCACGTTCCCAAAGGCTATACCGGCATATGACGGATGTGTGGAGTTCAAGGACCGTTTATTTGTATGGGGTGATCCTGAGTTTCCAAACAGACTTCGCTTTAGTGCAGAGAACAGACCGGATTGTTTTAGCGGGGCTGATAGTGGCTATACCGATGCTGTAGGTGGTGCGGATAAGATACTATGTGCTGTAAAGTTCTATAATGAGCTTCTAGTGTTTAAGGAAAACAGCGTGTTTTTGTTAGAAGGTGAAGATCCTAGAACTCTTGGACCTATTTTAGTAAGCAACACGGTGGGGTTAGCTAGCCCTAAGACCGTGCAGGTAGCAGAAGTCGGCACACCAGGCTCACATCAGGACGAACCCTTGTCTGTTTGTATATGGCAGGATACTGATGGGGTGTATGTAACAGACGGTAGAAAGCCCAGGAAGATATCGCTTCCGGTGGATCATTATTTCAATACTGAATATGCAACTGCTATTCCCGCTGCGAGTATAAAGAACAGACAGGCTTTTGTTCAGCCAATGAAGAACGAGTATCATTTATTGCTCCCTACATCGGAACTTGTTTATAATTACGCAACTGATGAATGGTATCCCCCCTGGGAACGATCAATTGATATAGTAACAGGTTTATCTCTCAGGGGAGCGTCCGGTGATGACAGGTATCATGTGTACGGTGCATCTGCAGCGGGGCATGTGTTTAGACTAGAAAACGACACCACTGACAAAAACACCAGCAACGCAGATGTAGCGATATCACACAGTCTTAAAACAAGGGCGATTGCAGCAAGTCAGAAGATATCAACAACCTTGAAATTCACGCTTCGCAAACTATACACGGAACTTAAAGCTCGGTCAGCAGGTACGATAACAACTAAAATATTCAAGAACATGGCTACTAGCGGTACGACTCAATCAGTACCGAGTGCAATGAGCATGGTAAACAGTGGGTTTGATATTGCAACTCCTCATGTGGATATTAAGGTTGAGGCATGTAGCTGCTTTCAGGCAGAGTTTTCTTTAGCTGTGGTAGACCAGGAAATGGAGATCTGGTCAATGTTGTATGAACTTGATATAATTGGGAAGATAGATTAAGTGGCAAAACTAATAACAAGAATGATGTTGATTTGGTTTAAAACCCCAAACCGATATTTTGTATATATTTTGGGGCCGTTAATTATCGCTTACAATCGAACATATTTAAAGTATAGGCAGAATTTATAAGCAATGGCTTGGTCGAAACGAAAACCTTATTATAACTTAAAGCAATCAATGGGCGAGTTCTTCTCTGCCTCTGTGCGTTACCTTAAAGACTCGCAAACCAAAGAGTCGTTTATGGAGAAACCTTATTTGCAACAAGATCGAGGGGCTATGCACCAGGATTGGCCTAAGTATGTCTTTCCACCAAGAGCTGAGTATCCACCCTTAGAATCATGGCAGCCGTGGAAACGCTTGGCAAGGAGTCCAAGGAGTCCAGGGGGTACGAGGCGAGGAATATATCCAAGATTTGGTACAGAAGACCCAACTAATCCAACCGCTGTGAATATTAACCCAGGGACTCCAGAAGAAGAATTATCAACTTCTCCAGATGATCCCTCTGGGAAAGAACCGGGATTATTTTTTGTGCCAACCTGTAATGTAGATAGTGATTGTGATTGTTTAAACATAGGAGAGTCGTGTAAAGTACTAGTAGCCAGTAATAAAAGTACAGGTATGTCATTTCGTGTTGAGATAAGTGAACCGGAAGCTCTTTCAGCTACTATACTTCCAGCCAGAACCCCTGAAGGAAAAACATATAAAGACAGGGCGATTATTCAACTAACAGCTCTAAAGGAACAAACAGGTAACCCGGTTACTGTCGAGGTTTGGGGGTCATCCAGACACCAGGGGACAAGATACGGCTTTGTAGCTCCTGATGAAAGTAAAGAAAAACTCACTATTGATATTACTCAATGGGGGTCTGTACCAGGGCTTGGGAAAGCAGCGAAACTTAAACTTCTCCCTTCCGGGGGAGGATGGTTTACGAGCAGATGTGGTTGGTTAAACGTAACAATACCTTGTGATGTGTGTGATGGAACTGAAACCCCTGTTGCTTGGGATTACGGAAGTAGTGACGCAACTATTGTAAGAAATGGAACTGCAAATGTTGTTGTAACTCCTGGGACCGGGCCTTATGCTTGGACGGTATCAGGTACAGGTTTCTCAATACCAGCAACTACTAGTGGACCAACTAATACCCTAAGTGCCGATAACACGGCTTGTGGAAGTGCGGAGATAACGGTTACTGACTTTTGTGATAATGTAACCACTGGATATGTGAGGGAAGAGGATAATAGCGAGTGGAGCACTGCAGGGGTTGACCAAGATGTGTGTCTTATCTCGGGAGCGGCAGATAGTTGGGTTAGTTATGGTGCTCAGTCTTGGAAATTGGATGGCACTTTAGTACAAGGGAATAAGAGAACGGTTACAAGGATTGGAGGTGGCTATGGACAGATAGGGGGAGCGTGCATAGATTGTGGAGATAGCGGTGCATATGCGGGTGGTACAAATTGCCCCCAGTTTTGTGCCGGTGCAAATTGTGGGCCTCTAGAAAGTTGTGCTGAGTGTCTAACAGGTTTTGTTCCTAAAGATAATTATACTAATGCTGGATCTTGGAATTGTTGGGGAAGGGATGGGTATGAATGTGAGGGTGGTTGGACACAGATGCTTTGTGCTTGTGTTACTAGAATAATTAACGAGGAATGGGTGTGTACCTGATGAAATCACTTGACCAAGCTCTCGCTGTTTTTGATGAGAAGGCATTGCGTAATACAGTATCTGTTTGGAAGTGCTTAACCCGTCATGGGTTTGCAATGCTTGATCTTGTCCTTTATTTTGAAAGGGAGGAGAAAAGAAACAAAGAGTCTGTTATTGAACATGAGGAGATGCTTGAAAGAGGACGGAAGACTTGGGAAGCGGTTGCTCCTCTCTGCCCAACTTGTGGTGGTCCTTTAAATCCTCCTCATCATATTTGTGAGAAGAAAGGAACAGGTAATAAGAAAGGGTGGACCTGTCTCTGGTGGTGTAGTAAAGATGATTGTATGTACTCAAAATATACTCATGAGAACGCTAGTGAAGAATATAATAAACTAATGGAAAGGAGTAAATAAAATGGGAGTTATACCAAGTAATTTAGATCCAAGATTTATAACTGGTAGTTATTCAGGTAGTAGGTGGGATCCCCTATATCAACTTAGAGGTCAAGCTGTTGGCGATGCTAAGATACAAAGTGCTACACAAATAGATATTGCAGCATCTAAGGAACAAGGATATAGAGAGATGTTTGATATTGGGATGCGTGAACAAGTACGATCAAGTAAAGCAACAGAGGAAATCAATCGAAGTCGCAATGAAGATCAGATAGCTATGCTTATGGAACAATTAGGTCTTGAAAGAGAAGAGCTAATCTTCCAACAGGAAAAGTACAAGGGGGATTTTGCTCTTGAAAGGGAACGGTTTGCAGAGTTTCAGGAAACATCTGATATTGAACAGGAATTTGAACGGAAACGGTTTACAGAATTTAAGGAAACATCTGACGCGACACAGAAACGAATGGCGCTAGATTATGAAAACTTACAAGCCTTTTATAAAGAATTAATGCCTAAATACGATGAGTTTTTTGGTCTAGCTTAAAAGGAGAATTAAAATGGCATATAATCCAACTTTGTCTGAAGGAATAGCTATGATGCGGCTATTAATGATAGATAAACAAATGAAAGAGGCAAAAACTTTTGCACCCAGATATACTAAAATTAAAAGAGGAACTAATGTGCAAAGGCGTTCTCTAAGGGAAGCACCCAAGGCTGCAGGTAGGGGAGTAACCAAAGGTGCAGGTTCGTATAAATCAGCAAACCAAAAACTTAACTACATGTTAAGGGGGATGCAAGACCAGGCAGATATCGCATTAGATGTTTATGAAAGAAAGGCTGAGATTGATTTAAAGAAGATTAGAGCATTTGAGACATTAAGGGAGCTAACTCGTCCTGGTAGTTCCTCAGCAGGAGGCGAGTTAGCTCCCTCAAATATCTACACCCCAGGTGGTGGTGGTAATATTGGTGATTTCTTTCAGCAACTTGGTACTGGTCGTCCTGGGGCTTTAAAGGGGAACCTTGGACATAAAGGTGTTCTAAACGTGAATGAATTTTTCCAAACCTAACGGAGAACTATAATGGCTAACCAACAATATGATCCCTGGCCGAGAATACCTACATTACCTGATCTTGGTGGTGGTGGTTTTGATTTGTGGGAAGCATATAAAGAATCTATGGCTAATGAAGTTAAGGGTGAAATTGCTAAGAGAAAAACACTTGCAAGTATTTTTGTTGCTCAAAAGAAGGCAAAGGCAGATAGGGTTGAGAAATCTATAAAGAGTTTTAACGATCAGCTTCAAGCCGCAAAGACCCCTTCTAGTAAAGCGCTTGTTAGAGCAGGAGCCAGGTCTTTTGCAGATAGACATAAAAACAATCCTATGGTACAGGAACGAACATTGCTGGCAAGGTATGGTGTTTTAGACCCAAGGATTGATGCTGCTGAAGATTATGGAAGGAACTTTCCAGAGAAGAAAATGCCGGAGGGCTTAAAACCAGAAGACGACCCGGTAGGGTATGGCAGCGTCCATTTTTATAATTCTGATAGAGCGAATAATATTGCTGCTATTAAAAGTGGGATATCTTTGTCAGAGGCTCAAAGAGAGGATGCGTACCTTACTGGTACAGAGACTAATAGTGAAGGGAAAGTTATATCCAAGTTTTTAACAAGGCTGAAAAACACAGACGGTTCTGAATCCTTTGTAATGCGTTCAACTACTGACCATTATCTTGATGAAATGAAGAAAAATACTGGATATACTGGACCGGAAATCCTTGCCAACAATGGTGTTATGTCTAAAAAAGAACAGATATTTGTAGGTGGAGAGTTTATACAACAAGAAACACAGATAGATTTATTTAACAACAAAGGTTGGCAGAAGAATAAACTCGGATACGGTGAGAAAGAAATTCGTACTCCTAATGTAGAAAAGCTAAACAAACAAGATAAACTAAAGTTTTCTTTTCTGACAGCAGTGGCATCAGGTAGAGAGTCTAGTGGTCCTAATGACCACGGAGCAAACCTAAGAGATGCGATTGATGGTCTTCGGGAGTTAGAGTATGGAAATAGAATGATTGAACACACACTTATGCAAGCCGGGCTACCGGACAATGTTGCTATTTGGCTAGATGAAGGAAAGTTTGGGAGGTCTTTAGGCAGCCCAACATCATGGTGGAGGAAAAATGCTTATATTGCTGGAAAGGCCGAATTTCCTATGATAGTTCCAGGGAAGTGGATGAGTTTAAAACTAAAAGACTCTAAGCAAGGGGAAGGGGTTGATGTTATATGGGATATGTCTGACGATACAATTAAAGACAACCGGGGCAAACCAATACAAGTAAACTATATTGATGAGAACGGTGAGTTCCAAACCTATGAAGCGAAAACATACAATGACACACAGACTTTATTGAGTAATCTTACAAAGAAACAACTTGCAGATGGAAAGATTTCAATGCAACAAATTGCAGATGCTAAAAGTGGTAAAACTCTTCCGGGTCCAGCTCAGAAACCACAACCTGACCAACCAATAGAAAACGTAATAGCAGAGATAATGACAAGCGATGGCGATCCTGACAAAATGAACTTTTGGAAAAGAGCTGCTGCTGAAATGCAAATAACCAATGAAATGCTTTCTGGTTTCTTCTCGATGCGTGAACAGGGAGTTGACGCGTTGGCAAATTACCTAGATCAATATAGTGCTTGGGTCAAGAAAACTGAAGGGGGAAGGGGTATCCTTAGTGGAATATGGGGAAAATTCAGTAAGGAACGATTTAAAGCTGCTATGAGATTAAAAACTCAGGGAGAAACTGAATAATGGCACAGCTTAATTTCAATCTTGACACTACAGGGGGTGGTACTAAGGATAGTGTAAGTTTAGACTTTTCTTTCGATAAATCACCCTTTAAACCTGTTGAAAGAGAAAAGTTTGACCTCAAGGAAACTTTAACCGGAGTTGTTAAATTCGGCACAGAGCTTGCCCCATACGGTCGTTACCTTTGGAAAGAAGAGCGTGAGAAATACGGAAGGATGTCTTCTGGCGAGAAAATGATGGCACATGGTTGGGAAGGGTTAAGTTTTTTATTCTGGTGGAAGGGTCCGGCAATCGCTAAGGGGGCCTTTAAACTTATAGGAAAAGGTGCTGGTAAGGTAACAGGTGGTCGTATAGGCAAAAAGGTCATACAACCCATTGAAGATTTAATTGATATTAAGTCTAAAAGCTATGCCCAGCTTGCTTCTTCTAAACTTACAAGTAAGGGTTTTAAGCAGGATGAGATACCGGCTGTGATAGATGCTGCCCGGGGAAACAACTTCTCTCTTCTAGGTGCATACAGCGAACAAGCTGCAGCCGGAAAGAGTATGAGCAGGGGATGGCAGAAGAACATTCGAGTTGCCAGAACTCCTGGTGATATATCATATCAATTTGCTCCTGCTGATGATCTTCTTAAAGAACTAGTCCCCGAAACTCTTCGTCGTAAAGCCCATGAAGGATCAATTAGAAAACAGATTGGCTTGGTATTCAAAGAGGGTGAAAAGTACAATGCTAATGAAATCTTTGCCCGTCATGCCAAGAAATATACTGGTGGTGAGGGTATTGTTAAAATGAAGGATGCAACTGATGATTTAGTCTTTAATGTGCTTCGTGATATGCAGGACAGTCCTAGATTATTAATAAAACTAGCAACAACTGCCGGTCCTTTTGCAAGTATGCGGCCCATGCAATCTGTATGGGGCGATTTAGACCGGCTTTGGGGAACTATGGAAGGCGTGTATATACCCGCCTCCAGATCCGTAGAGGGTGGTGCAAATTTCAAAGTTCAATTCGCTAGTTTATTAAACCGTATGAAGGCTGAAAGGGGTTTTGGAAGTATTGTATCTAAAACAGATCGGGCCGGTCATCTGTATGAGAAATTCAAGCCTGCCAAATTTTATACCAAGGAGTTCAAACAACAGACGAACGAGTTCATGCACAGTGTTAGGGACATGATGCAGACTATTGGTAACGAGCAGTTGGATGATGCCGGGAGGATAATGTCGTTAAGGGATAAAACCGCTATTGTTAATCAGAAAATACTTGATGCTAGGGACGCTGCCCCTAAGATGGTGGATTTAGCAGAAACCTTGTGGGACTTTAACAATAAACTGTTTGAAGTCGGATTGGTTCCCGAGATTGAAAGAGCGTTTCTAAAGGCTGGTATCAATAGTATGGGCATGGGTGTGTTACGGCATAGTTTCAAGGAGATTCAAAACACCGGACGGTTAAGGAATATCTTCAATGTCTTGCGTAAGGAAACGGATGTCTTGGGCAGATCAACAATAGACGTTAAGAATCCTTTTAGGCGAAGTGAGGAGATTAAAGACCTGCTTGTTGATTTTCAGGATTTAATTAAGCATACTGTAACCAATCCGGCCTTTCGTGACCCAAAGAACCCTGCAATGGCTGTTAATGCTATGTTCAATCAAACTGGTGATGATTTATTGAATAGCCTGGACAACCTTATGGGTGAGCTTACCATGAAAAAGGGTGGCGATAAGTACGGGTTCACCAATTATCTTGAGGGGTATTTTGCCAGGATTGGTAAAGGTGGCAGGATCATGCCACAAAGAGCGATTGACGATCTACCTATTGAGATGAAGGCAGCATTTACCAGGGAGACAACTCTTGATGTGGCCAAGCAACCCTTATTGGGGTTGGACGAAGCTATGGCTAGTAGGATAAATGCTCAGGGCAATGAGATGTATTTATACCCAGCTATCAGGGAAATATCTGAAACTGCACAAAGATACCCTAAAGTTATTCGGAAGCATGTTGAACATTATCTAAAGCGTTTAGCCGGTTTGCCATCTGCTGCTGATGATGCTGCTGCGCGATGGTTAAATCATATGCCTGGAATAAAGGGTTGGGATGGCCACAGGGTACGAGCATTAGGCGGAGTGATAAATGATTTCACATACATGGGCTTCTTAGGGTTGAAACCGTTCTCAGCTATGCGAAATACATTTCAACCTTTTATAAATGTACCTGCAGAGCTTGGTGGTCTATGGAGCTTTAATAACTTATTCCGAGGGTATTACAAGGTACTGACCTCATCTGCTAGACGGTCAAAACTCAGAGGTATGGGACTTATTACGGAATATGCTCCTGAGATTATGCACACTACAGGGTTAAGAAACAAAGTCCGTGAAGGTGCAATGTGGATGTTTCGGTGGTCTGATGAGGGGAATAGATTAATTACTGGTAGCGCGGCATTGGATAAATGGGAGCGGGCTGTACTGAAAATGCCGGAGATTAGAGAAGGTAAAAACATAGCGAAGTTCATGCAGAAGTCCGGGGCAAATTTGCGAAGGCCATGGATTGCTAAAGATATTGAGAAGGCATTAACTCGAAGACCACATGGGTCGAGAATTATACCAGACATGATTGCCGCAGAAAGGTTATATGTTCGGGACGCCACAGCCGTTACACAGTATTTATACGGTAGTTTAGATGCTCCTCTTATTACTCAAATAGGGGGTATTTTTGGCCGTACTGGTGCGATCTTCCAATCTTGGTGGATGAATTACGGTGACATGATAATGCGTTGGTATACCGGGGGTCAAAAACCAAGCGTAAAGGTACAACGATCATTTAACTTTGCGGTATCAGCCGGGCTTTCGTGGATGGCAATGAACCAAATGTGGGGGGCTGCAACTGCAACACGAACTGTTGGTTTGGGGCCGTTCCCAAAAAGTATGGTTATTCCTCCAACTTGGGAGCCTGTGTTTAAAATGATGCAGGTTATTACAACTGCGGGAGAAACTGCTTTTACGCAAGACCCGGAGAAGTTGGGTAGAGACGCAATGGCACTATTAAAAACATCCTTTAACTTTATACCTGGCGGTGTGCAGGGAAGACAGCTTTGGGAAGGAGGCCAACGGGAAGGAATGAAGGGATTTTTAAAGGCTATCGGTAAGTTAAAATAGGTTGTATGGATAGGCGAGTACGATATCAAATTCGGCATAGAGAAAAAGGCTTGTGTATTACATGCCCAAGGGAGGCTGTATCTGGGCATGTATATTGCAGGGTTTGTCGGTTGCAGAGGATGGAATATGACCATCGGAATCGAAGACTTGAATATAAGAAAATACAAAAGGCTAAAGATAGAAAGCGTTGGGCAAGGGAGGGATTATGTATGTGTTGCGGGAAGAAGAAACACCCAGAAGTTGATAAAGAATATATAACCTGTTTCTCCTGCCGGGCGCATATTCACCCACAATGTATAAAGGGGGACCATGGATACATTGACTTGGAAAACTCCGCAGGACTTTAACTTGTTTTTGTTCGGTGACGACCATGAGGGTACGAGGTTAAGGTATAATGAGGGTTGGGAGCAACTAGTTGATATGATGTTGTCAAGTTATGGAGGGTTGCCGGAATCCAGGAATTACGGTATAGATCATGGAGATGTGGCAGAATGTATTTTAATTGATGATAAGAGGTATAGTGAGTTTGATGTTAAGGGGACGTTCTTACAGCAAGTCCAAATGGCGATTCGGCATAGAGTTCCGATACGGCATAAGCTGATTACTATACTAGAAGGAAACCATACATGGACGTTAAGAAGGCTGGGGAATATTGTAGAGTATATTTGTAAGGAATTGACAAAAGAATGTGGGGGTAAGCATAAAATTACCTATGGCCCTTGGCAGATGATTATTGATTATATTGGTAAGAAGAGTCAATATCTTTTCAGTCACTTTGTAACTCATGGTTATAAAGCCGTGAATAGCATAATTGATGACCCGATTGATAGAAAAAACGCTATGCTGAGATCCTTGCGCCGACAGTTACAAAGGCAAGCGGGGAATACCATATTAATGAGCATGGGTCATTGTCATAAGTTGTTGCAATATATTCCCACTCGAAAGCTAGGAATTGTATCTGGTGAGGGATCTTACCGGGAAAAATATGACCAGCCTGAAGAACATCATCAGGACGAGTTTGTACCAGAGGATAGACGATATTATTTAGCATGTGGGAGTTTCCTGAAAACACTAGGGGACGGGTATTTCGGGTATGCTGAGAAGGCAGGATTTGGACCTAACGAACTCGGTTTCCAAATTGTGCGGGTAAGAAATGGTATTATAGATGGGATCGATGAAGTTCTAATTTAACCCTTCGCGGAGGGGAGTTTCCTCCTTTTTTATAACGGGCTGCGGTTATAACATTGTGTTATGACTTGTGGCCCGTTTTTTGTTAAATATGAGGCACAAAGTTATTAAGGGATCATAAGTGAGCCACAAACTTTCTTGATGGCCCGTTTTTATGTATACCCAAGTATGCCCTAATCCTAGATCGTCTTCTCAGCGGCCTCTAAGGAAGCCTTGGCTGTCAGCCCTTGCTATTATTGAAGCTAACCCAGTTCATCTTTTTCCTGCTTGGAAATAGTTCACGGATTGTGATTTTCTTGTTGACATTGAGTGGACTGTATGATAAAGACAATGCTATGGATAAAGATGAACTAGAAAAATGCCCTTACAATTACGAGGTGCATATAAGGGAGCTTGAAAAAGCAACAAGTGAGGCTGAAAAAAGTTATCATCAATCTAGGATTGACAGATGCCTTGATTGGAAATGGCGCAAAGATCAGAAAAAAATAAAAACTTGTATTAAGGGGGCCTTTCTTCACTATTTGTAATTTACTTGTTGACATTCGTTTTAAAATATGATAAAGACAGTTTACAGATGAGCGAGTCGGGAGACAAAGACGGTTGCCTGCCGACCCTACGTGCAAGGGAATATAGCACCCATCGAACCCCTAGGCAAGGTCAGGGCAAATGGCGCGACAAGATGGGGGAAAATACTGTACAGACTTCCTTGAACCCATAGCGCGGACTCGCTCACCTTCAACTTTAAAGGAGGGAACACATGAAAGAAATTATCAACCAAGCCTGGCTTGCTCGAAAAGTCGGGTATTCTCAATCAATGATGTCCATGATATTAAAAGGGCATCGTTCGCCAAAGTATTCCCAAGCAAAGAAAATAGCTAAAATTATCGGTTGTGATGTTGATGTTGTAATGGATGCGAAGATTAACCCGTATAAATTAAGGGGAGCTTTCTTTTGGTTCCAGAGTTGGAAACATTAAGATCTAGACAAAAAGGAGGGGGGAGCATGTCAGAAATAACATGCGAGGGGTATTTCAAGTCAGATTCCGACTTACCATGCACACATTATCTCAAGGGGCATTTCGAAGAAGCCGGGTTTTGTAAACGCAAAGAGTCCTTCAGGTGCATCGAGGCCATAAAACACTATCTACCAAACTTCACTCAAAGTGCCTTTAAAACATTCAGCCAGTGTAATTACAAATACCTGCTATCTTACATTTACGGGTTCAGGCCACATGACCACACACTCCCGGATGCTATAAAGGCCGGTACGGTGTGGGATGCGTTTAAAGATGCTTTCTACACCAACTCTGATTTTGACATCACGCCTTATATTAAACGCTATCAAATTAAACCCCAACTCCAGGCTAAGGTCGAAGCGTTGACAGAATGTTATATATCATTGGAAGTTGATGCCAAACAAAATTTCATCTCAGCACCCGAAACCCAAAAACACATTGCCTGGGACTGTGGTGATATTTGCGTTACCGGATACCTTGACGCTGCGTTTGACGATCATATTGCAGACGATAAATGCTCCAGTTCTCCAGACTTTCACATTAAGTTAGAAAATATCCATATGCAAATGGGTACATACCTTTATTATAACGAGAACTGGAAATATGTGGACATGAAGGTCGTTCGTTTACCGGGGTTAAAGACCGGGAAGGGTGTAAACTCTGACGAATCATTTGAATCATACAGGAACCGGCTAATTGGAGATATTCTTAAACGACCATCATATTACTTTATCGGATTTAATGCAAAGACACGTACATATGGCAAAAGATTCTATCGTGGTGAGTTTGATTTTGACTTTATTGAGCAAACATACATAAACGTCCAAAAGGTTATGGTTCATATGATTGAGGATAATAGCTGGTATCGGAATGAACTAGCCTGTCACGTACCGACACCGTGTTGGTTTCTGCCATATAAAAAGTCCGGGGTGTTATCTGAAGAACTGTATCAACGAATGGATGTTGAAGAAGCTGTTAAGGGGATGAGATGAATAAGAAGATAGAAAATGCTAAAATGACACCTGAAGAAGAGAAGTTCACAGAAAGATTATGTTTCTTTTGTGATTATCATTTGAAGGAGGCAAGGAAAGATAAAGATTTTAAAGAACTGTTTAAGGTAATAAAAAAGGAACAACTCTTTTCTTTCTTCCTAAATGGTTTTCTTTCAGGTTATACTACAGCAAGAAGGTATAATATAGAAAAGGAAACAGGATTTAAATCAAGGATAAAATGAAAAGAAAAAGATAAAAAGGAGGATAACCATGACCCGAGAAGAACATAAGCAATGGCATGAGGAACATTACGCTTGCTTACAAGCTCTTACTAAAGATTTTGTTTATCATAATAAAGAGTTAGTAGACCAAGAAGCTAATGCTGAAGATCTCTTTAATTGGGCATACAAACAAACCATAAATCCAACAGAAACCAGAGAGGAGGCGCTAGATGAATGAAGATAGCTCGTATTGGAAAGGGTATAAGGATGGTTACGAGAAGGGTGAGAAAAAGGGGTTCAAGGCTGGTTATGCTAAAGCCCTGCAGTTTGCATTGAAACGGTTAAATGAAGAGGAGGTTCCCAAGATGAATAAATCTATTCAAAATATCATTGACAGTCATGTCGGTTGGGAAGGTCATGGCTTACCGGACGATTTGCCGGACATTGAACCGCCTGAGCCTCAAATTATTGAATGGACACCATTAACCTGTTCGATGTGTGGCCAGCCGGTAACAAAACGCGGCGTGTTCGATTGTGGGTGTTTTGATAGGTTGAAAGAAGTGAATGTATGTATGGATTATGATGAATTGTATGAAGAAAGGAGGGGAGCCGATGAAACTTCTAACACGTGATGAAATCCTGCAACCTGGCAATATGTGGATGTTATACGGTGCAACTGAGGTCGGTAAAACGACATCCATGCTTCAAACAGCAGATTGCCCTATCAAGTACATTCAAACCGAACCAAGATCATTAAAGCCATCTATAGATGCTGCAAACCGGTCAGACCTTGATCTCGATGTTGTAGTGCCTGAGAGCTTTATGGATCTTCTTGGATATTTAAGTGACCTGACGAATTTTGAGAAATATCCAACGATTTGCTTTGACAGTTTGAGTTTCACATCCAATGTGGACCTTTCCAGTGAAATCGAGGATGAGATATTCGAGTCACTTAAAGACGACCAAAAGAAACGCAAACCATTGATAAACCGAACCAAACTGAGTCTTGAAGGTTATGGTGGGTTATCAAGTAATTTGTTTCGGTTAACAAGGGCACTTGGCAAGATATCTCAACAAGGTAAACTGGTAATCATAACGTGCCTATTAACCTCCTCACCTTCTTGGAACAGAGAACTTGTAGCGGCACCAGCATTAAAGGGTAAAGAATACCCAGACTCTATGCCAGGGTTCTTTGATATGATCGGCTTGGTGGAGTCGCGGGTAAAGGATGGCAAGTTTATTTATCCACCAATGGTACATTTTAAAAGCCTAGATGGAAGTTTTTTAGCAAAACACACAGGGGTATCTACAAAGACATCAGGTCCGTTAGATATCGCACGTATAATGGAAATCAACAACAAATAAACTATCAAAGGAGGAAAGTAAAAAATGGGAATAATTATTATTGAATTAGCTGGTTCATTTTGGAAAACACCAATCGGAAGATTTTCTGCTCTGCATGGAGGCCATGCCAAAGCTGTAGCTGAAAGTATTGAATGGTTATCTGCAACGGTTTTGCCTCTTGCTATTCAACAGGATCATGTATTGCACAGCCGACATGAAAGACCAGATGTAGGTTTTGGGAAACCAAAAGGAAACACTGTAGAAACCGAAAAATCAACTTAAAAAGGAGGTAAATAAAGTGATGCCAAAATGTGAATTTGGTGATTGTAAAAACTATCCAATTACTACTATGAAATTAAGCGAACATGCTATTAATATTTGCGTAGAGCACAAAATACCAGCCTATAGAATAGTGTCCGCTTTGGGCTTGGAGTTACATAGGCAGAGAGCCACAATAATCCTGGAGTATTTCAAAACCATACAACAAGGAGGTAAGACATGAAAGTAGAACTCACAAAAATAGTAATAATAGATGATCCTGATACAATTTTACTAAGTAAAGTCAATAGAAACGACCCTATTTTTCTTGCCAGAAATGGTGAACTAGCCGGTATGATTGTGCAGGAAGATCACAGATGGATAGCTCGTATTGGAGGGGCAAGTGGGGTGTCAGGAGCGTGGACAACTCTTGGAGAATGTATAAGAAGTGCTTCTGGATTTGGGTATTTAATATACGCTGGGAAAAAACAATAAAATTAAAGGAGGTAAGACATGAAACTGAACAACACAGGAGAAACATCAAAGGACATGGGGTACATTCCACCGTCACCAGGAACCTATATCTGGATGATAATGGAGGGTATTAATGTTAAATCCAAAGGGGACGGAGACGGGGTTGAAGCAAGAAGCCTGCAAGTTCCGATTGAGATTGTCCGGGTCGTTGACGGGGAGGCCAAGGAGGGGGAAAAAGCCACCTATTTCATTAATTCAATTAACACCGCCGAAATGGGCGAGATCCGGCTGAATGAACTTTTGATCTGGACGGGGTTAATCGATGAGTTTGCTAAGCATTTTCCGGGCGAGCTTAAAGACCTGATTTGCGACGAAACATTCCAAAATAAGTTGTATCTTAAACTGTTAAACAAGACCTTTGAAGCCACCCATAACTTCCGTGAATGGGCTGGGAAGAAGTACTTTAATATCACAAACATGGGCGTTGTGGCGAAGAAGGGTGGAGCTGGAGGGGTAGCCAAAAAGGAGGTTGAGAATACTTCTGGAGGGGATGATTGGTAACTAGTTTGGTCCAGAGATGCCCGTTTCTAATCTGCCTTTTGCGCCTGCCGGGTAGGGTATTCCTATGACCGAAAGGAGAAAGGTAACTGGACCAACAACCCTCCCCATCCTCAGCAAGATCTTGCGTCTTGCCGGTGGGGAGGAAACAAACGCACTCTTCGGGTTATGGTAGGACTGAGGGGTGCGTTTCTAACCACATAAAGGATATTGTAATGTATGACCTGGATGAAATATCAGACGACTATGATCTTGATATTGTTATAATAAAATATGAAGGAACAAAGCGTTTAATGGATGAGCTTTCGAAGCATTTCTATCTTGACCTACTTGTAGCTTGGGGTAATAAAAACTGGTGGCCACAAAGGCTAGGAAAAAGATTCAACAACTTGTCGAGATGGCCCGTCCTTGAGGAGGAGGATTAAAATGATTGAATACCTGAAAATAGAGAAAGAAAAAGTGCTTGCTGCTGCTAAAGAATGTCTCGATTGGGAGAAAGGATTAAAGAAACTGTTTCCTATGGCGTTCGAAGAAAGAAAGATTGACCTTCCAAGACTTCTACAAACCTTTAAACCCTGCACGAATCAGCATTGTATCCATAATGGCAAGGGCATTAACTTGAGTATGGGGTATAATTGGAAACTTGAGACAAATGAAACAGGCGAGTGGCATTTAATCCCAAGTCGGAAGAAACCATGAAACTCAAACCAAACCTAAACCTAGCCCCTGCTGCACTGAAACCGTTTAAGATTCCAACAGGTCTAGTCATTATTATAGATACCCGAGAGCAGCGCCCGCTATTCTCAACACGACCTATATCCCATCTACCCCGCCTGACAACCATCAGGAAAAAGGTTGAGTTTGGGGACTATACAATTAAGGGGTTTGAAGCAGAGTTTGCAATCGAACGCAAGCAAATGTCTGATTTCTATTCATATATAGGTAAGGAGCGTAAAAAGACAGTTAAGAAGATGAACGAGTTTAAACAAATTGTAACTGCCGGTGGATTTGTCGGGCTTGTAATTGAAGCCAGTGAAGATGATGTGTTATTTGGGTATGTTATGAGTAAAGTACCACCGGAGGTTGCACGACAGGCATTGGTGAGTTTTCGCATACGCTACGGTGTGCATGTATATTTCAATCGATCTAGGGAGTGTATCGAGAGATGGGTGTTGGATACTGCAATTAAGTTTTATAAGGTTAGAAGGGAGGTTAGGTGATGGAAACATTTTGGGAGGCAGAAGAATGGACAAAGAAAATAACTGCTGGTTATTTTGACAAGAGTGGGCTACGAAGAACTCGAACTTGGGAGGAAGTTTATCAAATATTCAAAGAGAGAACGGAGGAAGAAGCAAAAGAGAAGTTGACGAAGGTATTTGGGCCTGCTGGTTGCCGGTGTCCTGCGTGGGGTGTGAATAATAAAACCATTGTTTGCCAGTATTTAGACAGGGATGAGGGTTGCACCCACCCATCAAACAAGCCACCAGAGCCTGAGTGTGATCATACGGATCACTATCAAAGAATACCTGATGGATACACCAGGGAACACGAAGCTGTTGGTAACAAAGTGAGAAGCGAAATGCCTATAATGTTGTTCACTTACTGTACTGAATGTAAGGTTGTCTTATCCGTTAAAAAGCCTGAGTGCAAACATGGCTGTATTGATTTCAAGACAGATATATTTATTTCCTATAAAGACCTTGGGGATAAGCATTGCCGGGGCTGCGGAGATAAAATTATAAGAAGGTGTGGAGATAAACTATGAAATTAAATAACACAAAGAAAACATCTGCCAACCATTCGGACAAAGACTCAGTTTACAAACAGATCGCGGCTAAATTCGGGTCGAAGATTTCTTTAATGCTGAACCTGATAAAGGGTGAGGAGCGATCCATTCGGTATAATTTTCATGGACCACCCAGGCTCGGTCGAATGGCTGGTATGATCGCTGCAAAAGTTCCAACCGTTAAAACCCTATCTGATGTGTATCGTGCTGGCTCGTATCTAGGCATATCGATAATATATCATATGCTCTTGAAGAACCCGTCTGAGGAAACTAAATGCTTTTTCGATCAGTGTATCGAATGTGAGACAATCAGTAACCAAGTCGGGTTAATAGAGAATTGTTTATTCCTGGTCGCAGAGAATTTCTACGGGCATCAGAATGGTATAATTTCGTGGGATCAGTTACAGGAAAAGATAGATGAATTGGTGGGTCAGCTGCCGAAAAGTCTGCAGAAAATAGTCCATGAAAAGATTAATCAGATCCTAAATGGTGTGCCTCTGTTGCAAGTTTCTGATGTAAAACGTGTCGGTCGGCCACCAAAAAGACCGGGGTATGATGAAAAACAATAATATTACAATATTACAAAACAATCCTATTACCGTATTACAATCATACAAATGTATTGTATTACACCCAAAAACTAATGGTAATACTGTAATATGTAATACAAAACAATTATATTACATTCCTTTAGGTACAATTGACATACTGTATGAGCATTTATAAATGCTGTCCCGTATGTCTAGTATATATATATTCTTATTTATATATATAAGAGATGTAATATTGTAATATTGTAATATTGTAATATAATTAATTGAAAAAGGGAGGGGAATTAAAATGAAACCAACTGATATAGGAGATTTTATTTCAAAGGTTCTTGAGGAGATTTATTTGGGAATTAAGAAAGTGGATAAAGATTTTAATAATTCTGGTAAACCCAAACAAGTCAAGTTCATCCTGTCGGTTCAAAACGATTTGTCTCATTGTGCCAATATAATTAAATTCACTGTACCGATTACATTCCAAAAGGAGGAAGGATGAAACTCCAAAATACCAAACAAACCTCAACCAGCCATTCCAGAAAACCATACCATGATATTATGGATGATATCGATGATCCAGATTTATATAATGCTGTTTTAGAATCCCGCAATTTAATGAGATGTGGAATGAACCCAGGACTGGCATTTTATAAAACCGCTAATCGTTATTATGTAGATATTTCAGATGTAGCAAGATGGTGCGGTAAAATAGGTGAGAGAGTTAAACGATCTAAAAGGAGGGTAAGATGAAACAATATGAATATGACATGCAGTTTTTTTACTTAGACTCAGACGAATGCCTGGAAACTATAGATAAGGAATTAGATGAAATGGGAGAGGCAGGCTGGGAGCTAAAGGCTATCAAAGGGGCTTGTTGGGTTTTCTGCAGGGAAAGACCGGAAGAAGGTTCTTTGAATAGACTATCCTAAGACACGTTAAATATCCACAGGAAGCACGTTTAGAGTCCGCTGGTTGAACGATATAGACTAACTGCACAGGTGAGTACCAATAATGGTTAAAAGGAAGGGGAACTCTAATGATGTCGCCACGTGAAAGATACCAAAATGACCCACTTTTCCATGCGCTTGTAAATGCGCTTTATGCTGAAATAACCAAAGGAGACTTTACGCCTACAGAAATACGGCAGGCGGCATTGTTGGCTCATATTAAATACAATGAGACGCATGTTGGAATTAGGGTGTTACCGAAGGAACTTGAGGAGTGGCTATAATGAACATAAACTCATTTAAAAATCTCCTCTACGAAAAGAAGAGTACCCATGAAATTAAAACCAGTAAATGACGGACAATGGATTTCACCTATAATGCACGGATACAAAATGCAATGTTGCGATTGTGGTTTAATTCACGAAATGGATTTTGCTGTTATTGATTCAGATGGTAATATGTTAAATGATGTTTATGTATATTTCCGAGCATACCGAAAAGACAAGAAAAAGGAAAGAAAAAAGAATGGTTAAATTGGAAAATGGAGGTAAAATTTACGAAGGCATTCACAGGGCGTTGCGCCAAACTATTTCAACCCACGGGATCATTCATCTTGATCTTGTTGATTCTGCTACAAAACGAGTTTTTGGTGAAATTAAAAATCTTCTTCTTAATAACAAGGTCCACCTGATAAAAAGAGTTAGAAATGGTAAAGGAGGGTATAAAGAAACGGTGGAAAAACTAAGAGGCTAATCCATGAATATTGAAACCTTTAAAAATCTCCTCTCAAACTTTAACACCAAGCCGTTTCGTCCGGGCCAGGAAAAAGCCATACATTTTGCACTAGATAGCAGCCGAAAACTCCGGGTGATCTGTAGCCCAACCGGGTCCGGTAAGTCCCTAATAGCAATGGTAACTGGCATGGTTTATGGCAAGTTTCTCTATCTCTGCAGCTCAAAACAGCTCCAATCTCAAATCGAGTCCGAGTTTCCCGAGGTCGAGGTCATGTGGGGCCGGAATAACTTCACCTGTACACGCTCACCAGACAGATCATGCTCTGAATGTTTCTGGACCACCCTAGACCCATCTCGCCTAACAGACTCCATGAAAGACGTTAAAAAAGACTGCAAAGCTAAATGCAAATACGAACAGAAAAAACTTAAAGTCCTAGCTCATCCATACCAAGTTCTTAATTATTCCTATTTCTTAACTGAATCGAATTTCATCGGCCTATTCTCAGACTATCCAATTATCCTATGTGACGAAGCTGACACCCTAGAATCCGCAATAGTTAGCTTTATCAAGATCAGAATCACTAGCCACCAGTTGGAAAAACTCAAGATCCCGTACCCTGATCGAAAAACAGCAACATCTAACAAAGGATTAACATCCTGGCAGGAATGGTGTGAAATAGCCAAGGATAAAGTCTCTATTGGTATGCAACGTGTAAATAACGCACTTTCCAAAGAAGACGAGTCCACAGAACGATACGCATGGTTAATTAAAGAATACCAAACTCTCAAGGGGTTAAAAACCAAGATAAACATATTCAATAAATCCATGAACACCGACTGGATATTCGACGAGATAACAGACCAGGCCGGTGATGTCCGAGCGATAGAATTCAAACCTGTGTGGCTATCTCAAGAACTCTCAAATCAGTTCTTCTTTAAACATGCAGAATCATTCGTATTATTATCAGCCACGTTCCCACCGCCTCAGATTTTATCAAAGATTCTAGGAATTCCTACAGGTGATATCGATTATATAACCCTCCCATCTAACTTTCCTAAGTCAAACCGCACCGTTTACATGAAACCTAGTGGCGACTTATCATATAAAACCTTTAACCAGGAAGTCGGGGGCGTTATATCTCAAATCAAAACCATTCTTAAAAAGCATTCAAATGAGAAGGGAATTATTCATACGGTTAGTTGGAAATTAAATCAACTAGTAGTCCAAATCAACAATAAACGTCTAATAACACATGACTTTAACAATAAAATTGAGATCTTACAGTATTTTATGGATTCTAAAAAACCTTTGGTATTCGTGTCACCATCATCCACCCGAGGGTTAAATTTAGAGAATGACCTGTGCCGATTCAGTATCATAGCTAAAATGCCGTACCAGTCTCTTGCAGATAAACTAGTCTCCCAACGTGTATTCGGTTCTGCAATGGGCAACGCATGGTACGCTTCGGATGCAGCTCAGGGAATTGTTCAAGCTACGGGTCGGGCTGTACGTTCTGATAAGGATTATGCCGTAACGTATGTATTAGATCGTCAGGCAGTTGATAAGATATTGAAATACCAGAGTTTGTTTCCTAGTTACTGGATGGAGGCCGTGGAGGTTTAACAATTTAACATAAAGGGAGGAACGCCATGAAAGAATGTAAACAGGTTAAGTGGCAGTTAAAGAAGAATGCCGAAGGGCTTTGTAGGCAATGTGGCAGGCCGGCTGATGGGAGGATGCACTGTACTGATTGTATCATAAAATTTAGAGTTCGTAATAGAAATTACTACCGAATAAAACATGGGATCTCTATTGATGCGCCACTCGCTGCATGTGGCAGACCAAGTAGAATACTGATAATGAAGGAGGACAACAAATGAAAACACTAGAAGAAATGGCAGATGAACATTGGAAATGGATAGAGGGACTGTTCGAAACTAGAAACAAAGGAGACAAGATCACTATAGTTGAGATTCCGACGGCTGCATATCTCTACAAAACAGCTTTCACTCACGGGTATAAACATGGTAAAAAACATAAGGGGGACAAATGAAAACATCCGAAGCACTCTTCGAAGCAGTTGAATCCGTATCTCTAGTCCACCAAGCCATGTTCGATGATATGAACGATCCAGACACCAAGCCAGCCGGGGTTGAATGGATTCAAAAGTATTATCCAATCATAACAGATGCGTACCAAATTCTATCAGATGCTCGAAACAGTTATAATGACCACGAAAGAGGCGAGGGATGAAGACAATACAAGAAACTGAGAAAGAGTTTAGAAAAACTCGCTGGTATGGTATTTTAAAAGAGGCATTTGGTGACAATTTTCCTCAAGCCGATGTAGATGAGGATTCGAGCCAAGACGGTGGAAAACTGGAGGTGAGGGATGGAATTATACAAGGGAGCTAGATATATCTATCTACAAGTGGACCCGGATGGCGAATCAGCTTGCGACTGGATTGAAGGGGTAACGTGGCGTGAGGATCGTATTAACGAAACAGATATTGAGTATATTCGTGCAGATTTGGTTGTAGATGGGGCGATTCTGAACAATGTGGCAATAAAGGAGGGGTGAGGGATGGCTAAAGAGAAAATATATTCATTCAAACTCCACGATTGGGCAATGGCTCAACTCCCATTTGAAATAGCGCAAGCAATGCGTAAAAATGCGTGGAATGTTTTTGGTATTTATGAAATGGTAAAAGAGGGATTATCTTTAGAGAAGCGTAAGAAACTGGAGGTGAGGGATGAAGATTAAAATAGAATTACTGGCAGGAACATCTAGTGGCTCGCTGGTAATAAATGGTGAAAGAAAAATGTGTCCGTTCTCTGAAACGGATCTTAAACATCCTCATTGTGGCACTTGGTGTGCTCTCTTTGGAGAGCCCGACGCAGATAATATCTCTGATAAGACTCTCATAACAATCTCACTTTGCCACGCTTTCTTGGCATGTTCTCCTGAGGACTTCACCGACGAAAGACCGATAAAAAAGGAGGTGGAGGGATGACAAACAAACAATACATTAAACACCGCAACTTATTAATACCTGAAGCCATCAGATACACAAACTCTCTGTTTAACGTACAGGATAACGGGATGATAGCACGTAAATTTGATTGGGATTGGACTAGGATATACCTTGCTAAAATGTCAGAACTGGCAATAGCTGAGGGGTTGTGTGACCCGGGGTGTGTTTGAAAGGAGGGTAAAATGGCAAAAGCACATTGTTGGGCGAGTAAATTAGAGACTTTGGAAGAGTACAGTCCCGAATGGATGAAAATTTATGACGGTGGTGTGGATTCTTCCTGTATGCTTTGGAATGGGCACGAAGGGCCACATGAATTTGTGCCGGATAACGAAATTGGGGTTGAGTTTAATGGATCAGACAACAATTAAGGAATTAAAGAGGGATTTATATCGTTCTTTGCTCCTAAAGGAGTTTAGTAGCTGGACTGAAAGTGAACAACAGATACTTATAGCACTTTTTAAAGATGATGATATTCAGGAATTTATTGGGGCAGCAGACCGCAAGTATTTTAAGGTGTTTTTAGAAATGGTTTGACGGTAGCTAGACAGGAGGGTTAAATGAAACTTGATATACCAGAAGAAGAATGGGTGTTTTTTAAGTCTGTTTTGGGGGAGGGCTGTAATTATATCAAGAGTCTTCATATGAAACATATTAATCTTGATGAGCATGTAACCTTGAATAATATATGTGCATTAGTCTGGATGCCAGAACATTGTCCGTGGATCAAGAATGACGGTAGCTAGTATATAGAAAAACGGTAGCTGGACTTCGAACAATACTTCGAATGATCGCGAAAAACGGTAGCTAACATATCGATATCATATAGGTTTCTGCTGTTTAGGATATTTTGTATAAATGTGTTATTAAACCATTAGCGGGTATTAAATTGGGGCAAATAAAAAGGCCTAGTTGATTAAACTAGACCTCTTTATCAGACTTTGGCGGGAATGTCAAACTATTTCTTTATTATACACCTTCCTTTGTTTTCCCAATAAAACTGCCCAAACACATGCTAAACAATGTGTACCAACAAACTGCCTTAACTCTTCAAGATCCTTAACATCAACATCAAAATCTTGAGCTGTGTTGTACCAGTCTTTTATTCGGTTAAGGGCAATTTCGACTGCTGACTCATAATGACCTTTTTGCAGTTTAAACGATTGAGCATCTATAATATTCACGGCCTCTTCACTGATTATATTGGTTACTTCGTTAAAAATATAAGTTGAAGAGGTACCAATATTTCTGCAAAACGCAGTTGCAGCTTCATAACTATTCATCTTTCACACCTCCCTTAATATTTCTATCTGTTCTGGAGTGGTTTTTAACCCTTCCAGTGCCCTGCTCTCCACTAGTTTTTCATCCTTAGAGATACCTTCAACGCCGGACCCGATGCAAATTGAACAAGGGTCTACTCCCTTCCCTTGCCCGGTCCCTCTACATGCCCGGCACTCTATAACATATCGTAACGTTTGATATAGCGAGTGATAATCCATTGTTATACCTCCTTTAAACATACAATCTTGTCAATTATATGTTCTAGCGCAAACCAGGCATACCAGTTCAACAAGTTATCGTTATCTTTCTTTAATGGTTCGCCTATTTCATCTTCAAACGTATTCAGACAAGCTAGTATATCTTCAATGTTACGTTTCGCGAATGGTTTAGTCTCACTGTAATAGGTAAAACCACTTACACCTGCGCTTGCGTCCCTATAATCCATTGGATACTCCCATACCTCCGGCCAAGTCGCGCCCATTTGACGCATAACAGCTTGGAATAGATTCTTTTCATACTCTTCAAAACAGGTTTTTTCTATGGCACTTTTCATTTTCATAACTCTCTCCTTTTCATATCAGTTGTTTAATAATCAGTACCACTCCCCATATTAACAAGGTCAAGATCATCTTCTGAAAGTTGGCCATAGGTATAAAGCCCATGTTTTAACGGAACTTCAATGCGATCCGGGTCTCTTTTCCATCTTTTAACCTTGCCATTAACCTTCCATCTTTGAGGTGTATCATCTGCATTTTTGTTCATTACATGGTGGATCATATCACCATACTGCAATGCTTTTGCTTGTTCTAATGTAATTGACATAACTCCCTCCTTTTTATTTACTCCGTTTAAACCAACATATTAACAACATTGAATAAAATACACTAAACATTAATAAAGCTATCCAATTTTCCATAGTTTCTCCTTTTCACCCTTGGCTCTACCCCTCACCCGCTATAGATCGTTGAATGTGCGGGCTCTCAGGGAGTCGGTTTAGTGGTTATCTAGTTCTTCAATAGCCTGATTTGGTGTAAACCCTAGATTATAAAGATATGTTACAGTATCCCAACAAATCACACCACTTGGTGTATAACCCTTAATCTTATTGGATTGAAAATAATCCTTCTCAGATTCCAAGTTGTTTTGATATTCAGACATCCAGGCTTGTTTTCTTTGCATCGGTGTAAGTCTCATGTTGTTCACTCCTTTTATTTAATTGATTTAAAGTTAACTTATACTTAATGAATTGTTCACTCTTTGTCAACACTTTTATTAAATATAAATTGTCATACATAACTGATAATACATAACTTAAAATAAAACTTATCCCTTACATGATATGTTTAGTTGACACCGGACTCATTATTAAGATAAACTTTGGCTACCATTTTTCTATGGTCTAAACCATACAAGGGAGGCACACAATCAGACATATATACTGTATAAGCTGGATCAATTCACATAAACAGATCATTTAATCCAACTGCTATGCAGATTATACCAGCTACACCTTGATATGCTATTGATAATGGTTACTGATAAGATGGTGCGATGATGTTTAACCACAGGAAACAGAGTTTCATCACATTCAACAAGCTGGTCAGGTCATCAGTACCAGTTACATTGTAGCTACATTGTCGCTACTGATCATGATTAAGAGGGCTTATGATAACAACTGTTAACAATGTAGAACAACCGTTACTCACTATACCTAATGATATGTTTGTTGTTATTGGTATGAGTACAAGCAAGTATGACCCCTCCTCTAGTGTCATAACAACCGATCAAACACTGGTTATCACCCAGCATAAGGCCACCGCACCTACCACAATGTGGTACAGTACCACCAGGCCAGACCCGTTGGGGGGTTTCGATTTTCCGGGGGGGTATAAGAGCGCAAATATTACACGAACGGTTTTTGAGAAACAGCACTTAACTAATAGTGAACATTAAAGGGGATAAACAGTAAAAAACGGTAGCTAGTATTTGCTAAGGGGAGGGGGATATGGCTAATGATCGTATTTGGATGTTTTGCAAGACCTGTGATAAGGGGATTTTAATAACAAAGCACTATCCGGGTAGAGATTTAGGCGAACTTTGGAAGCCAGAACGAATTATACCTTGGATAGAGGAGCATTTAAGGCATCATCCCGATAGGTATCACATGCATTTAAGGGGCAACCCTGGGATAGATTTCACGACAGATGATTATTGGAATCCGGGGAGTTACCGTAGGGAGTCTTTTACACGTTTCTTAGCAGCTTGGAAGGAGGGGGAATTATGATTTTAGGTATGGAATGGTATATTTGGTTACTATTAATACCACCCATCATGTTTGTAGTGGGTATTATCATTTTGGTTGATAAGTTATAAAAGGGGGGGGATATGAAAACAATCGATCGTTTATTTCCAGATGCTTGTAAGAATAACTGCCCGAAATGTAATGACTTTAATGCTGCCTCTAAATATATGCCTGAGGGGCAGGTGTATGCTAATGATGAAGAACTCAGGTTTAACACGGGTATACCAGCGAAGACAATTACAGTTGAAGAGCATTTATTATGGACATGCAGATGTGGTTATTTTTGGATAACTAAAACGGCAGATTCAGCTCCTTAAAGGAGGGGCAATAATTGAAACTCTTAAAAAGAATCTAATGGCAAACAGTCAATCAATTACATCACTCACCGAGGCTCAGAAAGAACTCGCCCGGTATAAGTTCAAACATCCGCGCTCAACGAATAAGAAACTCGGCGAGAAGTTCGGCTGGGGTACGAATTGGGTGAACGTCGTCCGTAACTCAGAGCCATTTAAGAAGTTTATAGCTAAATTAGAGGCCCGGAAAACTGTTGCTGTCGTTGCAAGGCTGGCTAACTTCGAGGCCGAGACAATCATCAACGGTGCGGTTGCTCAGACCTACCTAGGGGATAGGTTGAATGAGGATATCGACGAGCAGGACATGGTTGGGAAGAAAATGAAGGACACCATAGCCATTAAAGCCGTGGATTCTTTACACAGACAGATAGAACGAACGGTTAAGACTCCAGGTGGTGATGATGCGGCTGGAAAAGTTAATATTGAGAACATGCAGGTGAATATAGATACAATGTCAATGAAAGATTTGATGGAATACATTATGAAAGGATCGTTGCCGGTTGTTAAACAGATAGAGGGGGGAGGATAATGGAAAAGAACCAACTAGGAATATGTGCTACTTGTCATTGGTTCGAGGGAGACAGGGAAAATGATGAATTAATGGGCCATTGTCATTATGATTCACCATCTATGGCAGGATTCCCTTGTATTTATCCTGATAACTGGTGTGGAGATCACAAAGATCAACTCAAGGGGGGATAATGAAAAAGGATAAATGTGATAAATGCTGTATTGGTTTCGGTAATGAGAGTTACGATGGTGGCGAACTTGTAGACGAAGGCTATGATGGGTATCTGGACGAAGAGTTCACGTTCTGTCCACACTGCGGGAATGAATTGCCGGAATATGTAAGACCAGAACGCAAACCGAGAGATTATTCTAAACCAGGGCCATTTGATGAAGTTCTTAGGAAGTTTTATCAACCAGCTATAGAAGAACAGTTAAAAAGCATAATGGAGCCAAGTATCCTTAAAACATTAATAGATAACCCACGTAAACAAGGTATACTTGTTAATCTTGAAGCGCCTGCCAAGGTAACAGTTCACGATCCAATGAGAGAGCAAAGAGAACATAATATAACATGGGATGACTATGAACCAATTATTAGGCATTTTAAAGATTAAATGACCAGCTACCCTAAAAACTACGAAGATAACCTTAAATGGCGCGCCCAAATGAGGCTTCAATGCTCTAATAACCCTGGATACCAAAAAGGGATTAAACGGGCGTTCTTTGAGGATGTTCTATTCGCATTTAATGCGTTCTTCTATACCCTGGATGTTCGTAAACGCCCCCAACACCAGCAACCTTTCTGCACATACGAGTTTCAAGACGATGCGATCACAAGAATGGTCGATCATATTAACCGTGGGGAGGATATCAGTTACGAGAAGTCCCGTGATATGGGATGCTCCTGGATGGTAATTCTAGTCTTCTTATGGTTCTGGCTTAATCCTAAGGGTGGTGCGGACTTTTTGCTCGGCTCCCGTATCGAGGATTATGTTGACAAAAAGGGTGATATGAGGACGTTGATAGAAAAAGCCCGGTATGCCCTCTATAAACTCCCGGAATGGTTGCTCCCTAAGGGCTTTATAAAGAGTAAACATGATAACTTTATGAGACTTACCAATCCTGAAACAGGTAACTCCATAACTGGTGAATCCAATAACCCGAACTTCTCTACAGGTGGGCGCTTCTTGGCCGTCCTGTTCGATGAGTTCGCTAAGTGGGAAGTTACAGATGTATCTGCATGGACCGCTGCTGGCGATGCCACACCATGCCGCATACCCGTGTCTACAGCCTTTGGCGCTTCTGGCAAGTTCTACGAAATAGTAACTGACGGTCAAACCGAGAAAGTCCGGCTCCACTGGTCCCTACACCCGGAAAAGTCTCTCGGCCTTTACTGCACATACCCGCTTGATCCGGACACCGAAGAACCAGAACTTAGATCACCCTGGTACGACAGGGAAGACCAGCGAAGAACTCCCAGTGAAATGCGCCAAGAACTGGACATAGATTACCTTGGCTCTGGTAACCCCGTATTTGACGGTAAGGCCGCTAAACGCATTAAGAAACTAATGAAACTTGAGAAACCCCCTCCCACATACATGATAATAGACCTTGCAACCAGCGCAATCACCGAAACTGAAAAACCCAGAGACAATGAAGGGATCTTGCTAGTCTGGGAAAAACCCAATGAAAAGACAGGGTATTCAATAGGCGTTGATGTTGTTGAAGGTAAGGAATGGGGGGACTTCGCAGTTATAAAGGTCATGGATCGAGTCACGAAAGCCACAGTAGCTACCTACGCAGGTCGTATAGACGAAGTTCAGCTAGCTAGAATCATTAATAATATTAGCTCTTATTATGATAATAACTGGGTCGGGATTGAAACTAACGGCCCCGGGCTCGCTACATTCGATCTCTGCTACATCCAGTACGGCATGACGAACTTATTTATGATGCCCCAGTTTGACTCTGCTAAAGGGTCGTATTCATACAAGAAAGGCTGGTGGACCAGTGGCGCATCCAGATCAGTTCTTATAGCAGGGATTAAAGAATGGCTGCAAGAAGCCCAAGGGTGGACAGACCCCAGGTGTTTAAGAGAGTTGACAACCTTTGTTTATCAAGGTACACCCCCTAAAGCACAAGCAAAAGCCGGTAGTAACGATGATGAGGTTTTTGCGCACGGTATCTGCATCCAAGTTGACCACATAGCACCACTTGAAGAATGGGAACAGAAAGAAGAGTTCCGGCCCGATGGGTTGTCGAAATTGTTATTCGTACCGCAGAAAATAACCAACGAGCCTAGTATCGAGGAAAGGTGTCTGCAAACCGTGATAGCTAAAAAGGCTATGAAGGATAATGTTCTTGAGAACCTGGGTGTGAGTTTCGGGAGATTTTGAAAGGAGGGCAATAAAATGGATAAAGAATTTAAAATAGGGTCAAAATGTAATTCAGACAAGGATGAGCATGTTTGGATTTATTTTACAACCGCAGACAAGACGTTTTGTGATCCATATAAAAAATGTCAATGTGGTGAAAAATCTTACGCTCCGAACAATACGGTTGAGTAAATGGCTTGGGACGTTGTTTTCGACCAAAAGACCATAACAAAGGAAAATAACAATGGCTTGGGACGTATTATTTGAGTCTAAAACTGTCGTAAAAGACACCACTGAAACATCCGCTCGTGCGTACCTGTCAGATGGCAAGAACAACCATGCTATTCAATATAAACTCACAGGTGACGGAACTCTTGACTTATATGTGGATACCAGTATAGATGGTGAGGACTGGATCAGTAACGGTATCAAGGCTGATGACATAACGGATACGTCCGGGCCAGGCAGTGATGGTAAAGACATTATACCACTATCACTTAAACCAGGGGAGTTCCTGCGTGTACGAGCCACAGAAGTTACGACATCAGACGATGTTGTTTTAATGCTCTGGCTGGTGCAGAAATAACATAACTACAAGGAGGGATTATGACGTTTGAAACAGCAACAGAAACAGAAGAAGCTCTAGTTAGCACTAATCAAGAACTTGAAATCGTGATCGAGAAAAAGTCCTTCTTTGGGGGTTACAAGAAAATCACCATAAGAGGATATAAAAAAGACGTTCCTGAAATCATAGAGTTTTGTCAAAAGGGACTGGAAGGGATGAAAACGTAACATGGCTTGGCTACCTGGATTTGTTAGATGGTTTAAAGACACTTCAGCTCCTGGGGTTGGTGATGATATTAATGAGGGGTATGAAGTCACCGATATTATCGTTGATGAAACCAATGGTAAGGCATACATCTGTGTAGATAACGCAGCAGGGGCAGCAGATTGGAATCAGATAGATGCAGCAGCAGGAGCAGGAGCCGTTGCTAACACTGACTTTGATGCTACAACTTTCCTTTATGCTACTCTTGACGACACTCCTGAACCTAAGACACCAGCCGAAGTTATGGCCATCCTTAGTGGTGAAGCTGGGGCTGAGTTCTTATTTAATACCCAGAAGATTGGTGGTGTTGTTGATCCCACAACAGATCAGCAAGCTGCAACTAAGAAATATGTAGATGATAATTCAGGTGGAACAGTTGATACAAGTGGTACTCCTGTCGATGATGATTTTGCTAAGTTTACGGACGCAGATACGATTGAGGGACGATCTTATTCGGAAGTGAAACAAGACCTCAGCCTTGAGGATTCCGACATTAATACTCTCATTACAGCGACTAAGATAGACGACCTAACCGCCGGAGATGATAATACAGACCTTGATGCCGACACCTCTAATCATGGCTTACTCCCTAAGGGAGATGGTGATGAGCACCACTTCTTAGATGGGAATATCGCTTGGAGCCTTCCCACTGTTACCTTAAATGTTAGAAAGGGGAGTGCAGGGACAGTCACTCTCATGAAGGCCGTTTATGCTGATGGTTGGAATGCTTCTGGATGGATTGAGGTAGAACTTGCCGATGCCGACGATGCAGCTAAGATGCCCTGTATTGGTCTTGTAGCGGAGGCTTCTATCGGAGTAGGTGGAGGTGGGCATGTTATAATGTCTGGCGTTCTTACCGGACTGGATACCTCTGGGTTTAGTGTTCTAGATGAGTTGTATGTAGATACTACAGCTGGTGATCTGACAGCAACTAAGCCAACAGGGTCTACTACTGATGTTCAAAAAATCGGGTTGGTGTTGAGGGCTCATAACGGCTCAGGAATTATTTTGGTCTTTGGTGCAGGTAGGGCAAATGATATTCCCAACACAATAACTCTACCTGATGGTAACAGCATCAACCTTCAAGAGAGTATTACTTTTACCGGAGCTACGGGTGAGAATCAGATCAAAATGCCCGATATCTTGGCTGATGCACTCTCGATCCAAGAAGGGGCTAATAAGTATGTTACTTTCAAAACTACTAATGGAGCCGAACTTGTCCAGATCAATAAGAAGATCCTTTCTGTCTTGAACCTCTACTTCAGTGATGAGGGAGGGGAACATATTCTAGGGGATGGGATGGATCTAACAATCGCCTCCGGGGGGGATATTAACCTTAATGCTACAGCTGATGTAAATCTTGGTGGTACGTTGGATCTCAACGAGAACGCAATAGATCTCACCACTGGTCTTGCAGATACGAAGTATGAAGGTTTCACTGCTACTTTCACAGCTGGCGAGAACCTGACCATAGGTGAGCTTTGCTACTTCAAACCCGGGGATTCCAAGATGTGGCAGTGTGATGGAGATGCTCTGGCCACAACCACAGGACTTCTCGCAATAGCTACAACAACTATAAGTGCTGATGCGTCTGGGGTATTCCTTCTCTGGGGATTTATTAGGGATGATGGAGCTTTTGCATATACCGCTGGAGATGAGCTTTACGTTAGCCTTACTCCTGGAATACCAACAGCTACGATTCCACCTGCAGCGGGGGACTTTGTACGAGTTGTTGGAAATGCTATAACTGCCGATGTTATAATGTTTAACCCGAGTAATGATATTATAGAAAGAGTCTAGTGGGCGCACATATTCAATGGCTTAAAGAACAAGACGGACAAATTGGAGTGTTCCGGTGTGGAGAGGGGTTCAACAAATTTGGTGATCCCTGGGAAATGGTGTCTGTAATTCAACGCACAAAAGATGGTGGTGTGCATATGTTCGGAGTTCAAAGCAATATGAGACCTACGCAGCTTTTTAAATTTAAGAAAGATATCGAAGAATTAATGAGACAAGAGTGCGTGAGTTATATCATTTGGGAAAAGCTAAGATCTGATAGAACCATGAAGCATGTTAGGGTAGATATTAAGGGGGACTAAAATGTCAATAACATCAACCGAAATATTAGAAGATTCAGCACAGGCTGATGGCAGTCGCCACATTGGAGTGAAGTTTAACTTCCATAACGGTCAGGAAGTTGTCAGACGCTTTTGGGTAGATTCATTGTTTGATACCGTAACCGATATTGCAGCGATGGAACCAGGAATTGAAGCCTATATGATCGAACAAGACGATGAGGAAGTAATGGCTCAGATTGAAAAGGGCAATATTGCTCCGTTATCTGCTCAACCTGTTCACCCTGAAACCATTTCTGCCAATGATCGTAAAAAGCGATTGGTTAGAAAACTACTCCGTAAAATGATGCAAGAGAGAGATATGAAACTTGTTAGAAAAATGCTCTATCCAATCTGGAAATGGCTGAAATATGACTCCGGTTTTACCGCCACTCAGATAGCTAATTATTTCAATATCTCACTTGCAAAGCTCGGAACCATCAACTCCCGCTTCCAGGCAATACACGACAACCTCACCATGATTGACGCAGACGATGGGTATCTTGGGGAGGTGGACTGATGGCTACCTTCTATGTTGATTCGGCGGCAAGCGGAGATGATGGTGGAAGTAACTGGACAAATGCCTTTCCAGATTTAGCGACTGCTTTTGCGGATGCTGGTACAGTAGCCGGGTCCGACCTTCTTGTGGATGATGGTCATAGTTTTACCCCAGATGCTATAATTACATACTCATCTAAAGGTACTCTTGCTGCACCCGTAAATGTTTATGTCGTAGATAAGGCAGACGACTCCTATGCTGGCAAGTCTGGAACTGGTAGTAATGCAGCGATAGAGGACAATACGGCTGGTCTTCATACTATTTATACAGATGGGTTTGCTAATGTTTACGGAGTTCATTTTAAAAGTGGGGGAAATATCATTGGAGGTGCTACCAATGATAATGAAACATGGCAGTTTATTGATTGCGTTTTGGAAGTTGCATATAACAATGCAGCCGCAGAGTTGTTTGAGCCAGAGGCCGGGCAGTGCTGGAAATTGTTTAATACTGACATTAAATTTGCACATACGGGCGGTTCAATCGTTATGGCAGCCGGAGCGGTTTTCGAATGGTTTGGGGGAACTTTACTAACTACAGACACAGCACAACTTGTGGAAGAACACTTTAACCTCGGCGGTATTTTTAGGGCTAGAGGTGTTGATTTAAGCATCATGAACGGTGGAGCTATTTTCAATGGTTTTGGATTCGGTACAAATGAAGCTGGATTTTACGGCGAAATAGTCGGCTGCAAACTCAATGCAACTCCACCAGCACTTGTCACAGACACACCCGCAGTAGACGGCGTCTATCTCGCCATGATCGGATGCGGAAGTGCCGGAGTTCCACAGACTCATATTCATACGAGCCAGGGGGATGTTACCCAGGAAACTTCGGTAGTCCGAACTGCAACCTATGACGGCTCAAACAAATATTCTTTTGAGATGATCTCAAACGTCAATGCTGATTTTCACACTCCGCTGAGATTCAAACTTGCTGAAATCTGGTGTGCTGCTGATCCTACGCTGACCGTAGAATGTACCCACGATGCACAAGGGAGTGAAGCAGGCGGCAATTTTGGAGATGATGAGTTCTGGATTGAAGTTGAGCATCCAAACGATACGGTGGCTGCATATCGAAATTGGGATAGAACCTCACGAATGGCAACGCTCGGTTCGTCTACTATACGAGATGCAGGAACATCTGGAGATTGGACAGCGGGCAAGACGGATTTTGATAAGTGCGAAGAAGTGATAAACAGTAGCGCAGGAATCCATACGATATGGGCCTGCCTTGGGGTTGCAAGCAAGACAGTTTATGTATGTCCTAAAATTGATGTGAGCTAAATGGCAGATACAAGTTGGGAATATGTAATACCCGGTGCCGGGACTTACAATGACACTTCACAGGACTTTGAGCCGGTTGTGCCTGGGGTTGGGACTGTTAATGAGGGGGCTACGGCAGCTCCGGGGGGTTGGACTCATAAGTGGAACACAATAGCTGCTGCGAATATGGCTAAGATTAATACAATACCAAAGGCAAATATAGCTAAGATTAACACTATATAAGAAGGATAAGAAATGATACCTACGCAAGGAGCAGTTAGAAGTTTTTCAGATAAAGCAATCTCAATGTTTCCGATTAAGATGAGATTGTTTCAGGTTGCCTGGACAAGCAGTGCAGACACTAATGGAGGCGCTGATTTGTTCACATGTGTTACTGATATTGACATTACTGGTTGGATACACGAAATAGAGACTGATCCAGATGGAACTACAGCACCGACGGCTGCTTATGATATTACCTTAATAAACGCTAATGGTAGGGATGTCGCAGGGGGAGCCCTTGCCAATAGAAGTGCTACAGCTACCGAGATAGTTAAACCTCTTGTGAACAGTATCCAGCAAAAGGTTATTAGCCACGGGCCGTTGACAATCACCATCACCGCTGCTGGAGATGAGAAAAAAGGCGAACTCTTAATCTACTACGAGCCTTTTTAAGGAGAAAGTGAAATGAAGCCAAGTGCAGGAACAGTTAGAACCTATTCAGATACATCAATCGGCAAGGGCAGGATGCGGTTGTTTCAAGTAGCGTACACGACTCATGCAAGTGCCGGGACGTTTACTTGTGTTACCCCCTTAGATATTACCGGCTGGATACATGAGGTGGAGACAGACCCGGCTCCCTCCACACCCCAACCTGATGATAACTACAGCATTACGTTAAAGAACTCAAACGGTCGGGATGTTATGGGTGGCGCTTTAGCTACTAGGGATGAAACCAATACGGAGATGGTTAAACCGATTGTTAATAGTATTTGGCAGAAAGCATGGAATGAAGGTCCACTCACTATTGCTGTAACCGTTGCCGGGAACAGTAAAGAGGCAGAGTTATTAATATATTATGAAGCATAAGAATGAAAAAGGAGAAATAAAATGAACCTTACAATTATTTTAAACTTACTCAAAGATCATCCAGAGTTATTGGGGCAGCTTATACCTCTCATTGGTCCGATCACAGAGCTGGCAAACACCATCAACGAGATTCTGGATAAAATTAAGGCGATCGTGGAATCGTGAGCTTAAAAAGGATCAGATTAGCGATTTGCTTGATAATCTTTTTTAGCCTCCTGGCCATCTCTTGTGCTGCTCCCAGGGGAGATGCAGCCAAGCAATACGAGCAGGCGATTAGTATTTATTGCTCCGCTCCGAATTGTAATGTCAGCATAACTGTGACTACCTCCGTAGCTGCCGATGTTAAGAAGGACCAAAAGGCAGATGCTAAGGCTGATATTAGCCCGACTTTGGATATAGCGCCATGAAAGACTGTTACAGGAAGGATTAAACGATGCGAAGAATTGTAATTGCCGTAATTGTCCTAGTCTTAATCGCTAGTTGCTCCTGGGGGAAAAAAACTTCGCCTGGATGGGCGAGCAATGCAAGTCCAACTGAGGTTATGGAGGAGCTGTATTTCTAATGATCGAGATGCCCATACTCAGACCCGTTCCTATCCCGACTAAGGGGTTATCCTTTTGGAAGCGGATTGGGGTGTGGAGACATACGACCCGGAAATGGGAAGTTATGGAGGATTGGGATTATCCTGGGTTCCATATACCAAAAGGATTTATCTTTGACGGTGCTTCAATACCACGGCCTTTGTGGTGGTTCTTATCTCCTGTTGGGTTATTACTCATTCCAGGATTAATACACGATTGGGGGTATAGGTACAATACTGGTAGCGGAGTGAAATCTAATATAAGCGATAGAGGGATTTGGGATATACTCTTTCGGCAAATTATTAAAGAAGTGACCGACACAACCATAATCCCCTGGATAGCCTGGGCAGCGGTGAGAATCGGTGGCTGGAAAGCGTGGAGAAAACATAGGAGGAATGATGCCTGATTGTAGTAAGATTTGTAAGAACTTTGATCCGATAGATGTACCAAAGCCAGTACCGCCGACTCCACCTGTTCCTCCCCCTCCTATTCCTAAACAAAGGTATCTAGTCCCTGGAGGGAAATGGTTTAAATACTCAGACACCGGGAGGAAGGTCTATCTGGCTTTTCAGGCAGACCCGGAGAATTGGATCTGGCGCTCTGTTGGTCAACGGAACAAGATTGTGAATAACATGATTAAATTCGGGGGAAATGCTCTCAGCCTCTATTCAATTATGACTCATGGGGGAGATGCCAAATGGGAGAACCGAACGGATATGAATCCCTTTAACAAGTTTGAGGCTCGGCATGGAGTTAATCCTGGAATCTTACAAGCATGGTTTGGAATAGCTCAGAGGATGGACGCTCGTGGGAAGATTCTCATTTGGAACTGGAGAGATGATGAAACTCGACCTTATGGTAAAAACAAGATGATGGTGAAAGCCGAGAAGGGTTATTTTGATGCGGTCATAGCTAAATTTAAGGGGCTTACTCATTTAGTCTGGATGGTAGCGGAAGAATATCAGGAGATTATGTCTCGGAAATACGCTATCGAGTGCGCCCGTTATATAAAAGACAGAGATCCGTATCATCCGGTGGTGATTCATCAGACAGGGGGAACTTCCTTCAATTTCGCTGGGGTTAAATACAAAGGCAAACCCCTGTTCGACTCATTTTTTATGCAAGTCAAGGAGATACAGACTCGCACGGAGTTGAGAAGCAGACTCAGAGAAGCTGTTAAGCAAGCCAGAGGCCGCTATAACATCTGTATGTTTGAAGGCACGAATCGAGATGGGGTACGGTGGGGACACGGAGCAGAGGCCATGAAATGGGCTGAGATATGTGCTGAAGAAGGCGCTTATTTCGGCTGGTATGATCGAGGCCAGAACAAGTTCACCGCAAAAGAGCTAAAATTCCTACAACAGTTAAGGCTAAAGATGGAGAGGAAAATCAATGGGTAAATCGTTTTATATTTGTATAGATTTTGATGGAACAATTGTTGACCACAGATATCCAGATATAGGGCCATTGGCTCCGTTTGTTCTTTATTGGCTGGAACATTTCAAGGTTCATGAAGATAAACTTATTCTCTTTACCATGCGTTCTGGTAAACACTTGGAAGATGCTGTTGAATTTTTACATGAGTGTGGAATAGAATTATTCGGTATAAACAGGAATCCAGACCAAGACTCATGGACTGATAGCCCAAAAGCATATGGACATATCTATATTGACGATGCCGCAATTGGTTGCCCCATGATTCATCCAGAAGGCTTTTTGCGGCCCTGTGTTGATTGGAATGCAGTTGGGAATCTCTTAGAAGCCAAACGGGAGAGGAAAATCAATGGGTAACGAGAAGCTGTATGAGGATATTGGCTATATAAAAGCAAAGATTGAAATGATCTCAAAATATTTCGAGAAGAATGGTTTGATTGAGGATGTTAGGGGGAACAAAATATCTATCTTGTGGCTACGTTTATTTGTGCTGGCAATTCTAGCGTTTATCATCAATCTATCATTTAAATAGGAGAAAGGAAGATGAAAAAGCTATTTGTAATATTGTTCGTTCTACTGTTCGTGGTATTCGCGGGTATTGCAGAGGCAGATAACGGGTATAATACTACTGTAACGGCTAAAAGGAGTGAGATAAACCCTAAAACTATCTGTCCTGAAACTCGCTATTCTAGTGAATCTCGATGTCAAGATTGTCACACGCTAAGGTTGGATAAGGATGGTGAACCCTTTTGGGGGCTGAAAGAAACCGACCCTCATAATGCTTTTGAGTATCCCAATGGGTATCTCAGGTTTGAAAACTTAAAATCAGAAAAGATGACTGCTTATTATATGCTTTCCAACATAAGCGAAACGGCCTTTGCCGAAGCTATGGAATACACCGTTAATAGGCATGGGATTAAAGATGTTACAATCGAAATCTATTCCCCTGGAGGGGGTATTTTCGCAGGTAGAAAGATTGTTGGGTTAATGGAGCATTATAAAACAGAGGGTGTTGTTTTCACGACTAAAACTTATGGCCTAACAGCCAGTGCCGCTACATGGATTTTTGCCGCAGGGAATATCGGGCATCGGTATGCTTTTAGTGCTGCTGAATTTATGTTTCATGAACTAATACAATTTCAATTTTCAATGGGCATTACAATTTCGTCTCCTGCGGATAAAGAGGATGAGGCTAAGATATTGAGACATCTAAACGATACCACCTCTCACTATATCGCCTCCCGCTCTAAGTTGACTAAAGAGGATATCGATGCTCGGACTCGTAAAAAGCAATTTTGGATGACAGGTAGTGAGGCGTTTGAATACGGGTTAGTGGACCATCTGATAGCATCAGAAGATATTTTTAAGGAATAATGTCTAAAAAAAAGGAGGGATATAATGGGATTTAAAAAAGAAGTCCGGGCGTTCATGGCAGAGCGAAATGCTGAAAAGGGTTTAGTAATACAGCTCCAAAAACAAAACCAGGACTTGATGGATAGGCTAATGGCGAGTAATTTCGGAGAGTTAAAGACATACGCTCCTAACCCGGAATGGAAAGAACCGGAAAAAGAAGAGTACGATCCGACTAAAGACGAAACAACTGCGGGGTTAATGGTAGAATAAACTAGCTAAAATACGGGTTCTGCTGAGGTAGGCCAACTGAGGCAGACGTAAGAAATTTAAAGGGATAATGTGGTGTCCACATACATCATGTTGTCCCTTTTTATTTGCCCGTAACAGGAAAATTAAATGGCAACTGACAGACTAAATAATAAAGCTGCGAACAGGTACAAAGCCAAAAGTAAAAGTGGTGGCAATAAACGTGATAAACGATGGCTCTTCCTGAAGGATAAGTTCGATATCGGGGTTGAGGCGAAACGGCCTTTTGAACGTATCTGGGTTCCCACTCTGGCGTTTTTGGCAGGCAACCAGTGGTATCATTGGAACACAGCCGCCCATCAGCTAGACGCTATTACAAAGCCAAAGAATCAGATGAGAATCACCGATAATTTGCTCTTACCGAAGTGGCGAAGACAGATAGCGGATTTAATTAAAACCGATCCAACAATGAGTGTGGTTCCGCAAACCAATGATGCCGAGGATGTTAAGGCCGCAAAGGTTGGAAATGATGTCATTAAGTCTTTCTGGCAGACAAACCAATTACGTGTGAAGATCCGGCAGATGGCCGGTTGGATGTACGGAACTGGGAACGGGTTTATAGATGATCGATGGAACCCGAAGTTGGGGCCGGTGGAGAAACAGACAGACCCAAAAACAGGTGAAACTAAGCTAATCTATCTTGGTGATGCGGACTGTGGTGTGTGGAGTCCGTTCGAGATATTTGTACCCTTTATCGCAATGGGTGAAACGGATCTTCATGCTTTTCCTTGGTTGATAAAAGCCAAGCGTCGGTCTTTGGACTGGATAGCTAATAATTATACTAGAGGTGATGAGGTCAAGGAAGAGTCGTTCTCAGCTTCTTTTATGAGCAGCGCAGCTCTTATGGGTACAAGCCAGGAAGCGTTAGGTGCTAAGATTCCTTCTGCGACAGTTATGGATTTCTACCTTCAGCCGAACAGGGACTATCCAAATGGTTTATTTCTAACGGGTGCGAACGGTATTATCCTGGCTGAAAACGATTACCCGATTAACTATTATCACCTAGAGCATTTTAAAGACATTGACGTTCCGGGCGTGTTCTGGGGACAGGCTACATCTTCAAACGCTCTTGGGCTGCAATTTACATGGAACACCACTCTCACTAGTGTAGCCCAGTATAATCATCTTGTAGCAAAGGCAAAATTATTTGTTCCTAAGGGTGCAAAGTTAGCTTATGGCGTTGATGACCAACATGGCGAGGAAGTAAGCTACACTCCTATTTACGGGATAAAACCAGAATATTTAACATTAAAAGGCTTGCCCTCAACTATAGATCAGATAATGGCGCTTACTAAAACCTCTCTTATGGACCTCTTCAACCAGCATGAGGTTTCTCAGGGAACGAACAAGTCAGACATTCGTTCCGGAGAAATGGTATCTCTACTCCGAGAACAAGACGCTCATGGCAATATACCCTCACATGCTATATTTGAGGAGTCCCTTGAACGTCTTATGAAGCGGGTTCTTGAACGTATCCGCAAGGAATATACAACTCAGAGAATGTTGAAAATCATGGGGGACGAGGGCGAGTTCCAGGTATTTGAGTTTAAGGGTACGGACTTGCGGAACAATACAGACATCGTTGTAAGAAGGGAATCCAGCTTACCCGATTCCAGAACTGACCGGGAAACCAAAATACTTCGTAAATACGAGCTGGGCCTGTACGGACCGTTAGAAGACCCAAAGGTCCGACGAAGTGTTATGCGGATGATAGACGATGTTGCTGCTAACTCTCTTTATGAGCCTGACAGACTAGATGAACGAATAGCTGAAAGGGAGAACCATATTTTAATGCAGGCAGAAGGCATGGATGAGAACGCTGCGATAGCAATGGTTAATAAATATGATAATCATGTCATACACGATGAGATTCTAACTAAGTTTAGAAAGAGTACCGATTATCAAAAGCTGAAATACTCTGAGAATGAGGAAGATCAGCAGAAGTTTATGGAAATGGAGGCGAGATTTAATGCTCATAACGGCATACACAAGGAGTTCATTGCAGAACAACAGAAAGCACTACTTCAACAACAATTAATGCTACAGGGAGGGAAAGGAGGGAGCAGTAAATGAACGATGGAATAACCCAAGAAGAGTTCGTTAAATCATGGAACAGTGTTATTAAGTTCCTACTGGCAGCTCAAACTGCCTGGGAAAAGCATCAACGGTTAATGTTAGATGGGAGAAATACCGATAACCTAACTACATATGAAGCCCAGAATATGGCAGCTTTAGTGTTTAATCGGGCCACGACTTTCTTTAAAGCTATGGAAACTTTCTGGCCTTATTGTGAAATCAACGGAGGGTTAAGGGCTTTTACACTACCCTTACCCCAAACTAATTTAAAACCAAAGGAGATAAAGAACGATGAGTGAAGAACTAAAAAGCAACGCCTCAGTAGACGGTGTAAAAGAACCGGATAAGAGTAACGCTGCAACAAGTATGACCGTGGATATTGACGGGCAACAGAAATCTTATACACCAGACGACATTAAGAATCTAGTTGCTCAACAAGCATCGGCAACCCAGAAAACCCAAGATGTAGCGGACGTTTTAAAACTTGCCGCCAAGCATGAAATACCCGTTAAGGAATTTGCGAATCAAATCGAAGGGTTATTTGGTAGGGTTTCCGAGCTTATGGAAAAGGGAATCATAGACGATAACGGTGAGTTAATTGCACAAGCACCGGCTATTCAGGCTCCAGTAATTCCTGAAAACCCACTCCCGGACTTTGGTAACATGACCCCTCAAAACACTCAAGCTACTGCAGATAGTAAGCTAGAGCAAGTCGTTCAGGCGGCACTCAAGCCCATGCGAGATGAAGTAGCTAAAGTAAAAGAGGAGAATGTGAGAATCAAAGAAAATAGTGCGATGTTTCTTAAATCTCAAGTCAGGGGTGAAATTCAGAAAGCACACTCGGAGCTGTCGGATCAAGATGCGGACTACATTATAGAAAGGTCGTTAAACGACACATCTATAAAGTTAGAAGAGCATATTGAAAAGTACAAGACCACCAAGAAAGACTATGGTATCTCACAGGCTAAGTTCTACGCCAAGGAATTTGGATTGGTTAAGGATGGCGCAGATTTTGATAAATGGAATGAAAACCGCCTTCGAGAGCAGGATTCCAAGGGTGGCGGGTTTGCAGGTCTTTTTAAGGGGAAGAAGTTTAGTTTCAAAAAAGGAGAGGGGTCTGTTACCCCCCGTCAAGCTATGGAAGGTTCTCTGAAGACTAATATCGGAGGATAAAATGGCTTATTCAGGTTCAACTGCTGCTATTTTAAGTAATTACAGTGAGGTATTGAAGGTTTATTACCTCCCCGCAATTCAGGAGCAGCTTCAAAATGAGAACATTCTTTCTAGTTTCATTGATACAAACGAGGAAGATGTTTCAGGAAAATCGGCCACGATTGAATGTCATTATGGCCGAAGTAATGGTGGTGGGTCTAGGGCAGACGGAGATGCGTTACCCGAAGCTGATTACCAGAAGTTTAAAACGTGTATCGTTCCTATGCGATATGATTATGGGCGAGTTACTTTCAGTGGCCCGACTATTGCTGCAACTCGGGACGACAAAGGTTCTTATGCACGGGTGATCGATACTGAAATTAGGGGTATCGCCACTGATAGAAAAAAAGAAGTCAATCGTATGATGTGGGGCGCTGGTTACAGTATGTTAGCTCGTTGGGCAACTGGAGCTACAACCACAATTACAGTAAATAAACTCTATCGTGGCAACGCTATCGGTGGTGACGGGTTTGGTTCCACATTTGGTGGGAAGTATTTCGATGAGTTCTCCAACATGGTGCTGGTTAATCAGACTGCTATGTCTAGTGCCAGCGCAATTATGACAGTTGGATCAACTAACGGTGTGGTTACTGCTGTTGATAAAGACAGTTCCACGCTTATCGATACCTTAACTCTTACCACGGATGCTGGTAACGGTGTTTTGGGTGATTGGTATGCTCGTAAGGGGTCAGTAAGAAGTGCGACCACCATTACAGCTGAAGGTTATCCCCGCCTTGAGATGATGGGTATTCGAGGGATTGTAACCAATGAAGATCTTGACGAGATCAACTGCTTTACCGGAGCCGGTAGCGATACTGGTGGTCTGAAGATTAACGATCCGTTGCAGACTCTTGACGTTTCAACATACCCGTGGTGGAAATCACAGGTAGAGGTTCATGCTTCTGGTCGTTATGCCGGTCAGCGCGCTCTTACCCTCAAACTGATGCAGAAGATGTTTGATAAGGTTGAGCAGGCGGCTGGCAAGGATTACGGCCCGGATATGATTATCACTACACGTTCCATCCGTAGAGAGTATCTGGATCGTATGCAGGCAGATCGTCGGAATGTCAATACCATGACCCTTGACGGTGGTTGGACAGCTCTTGACTATAATGGTATTCCACTGATGGTGGACAATGATGCCATTGATGGTGAGATGTATTTCCTCACTTTAAAGGATTTGGTGATCTTCCGTATGAGCGATTGGGATTGGATGACCAAGGATGGTGCGATACTCTCTCGAATTAGCGATTACGATGCCTACGAAGCAGTGTTGTTCCGTTATGCTGAGTTGGCAACCCGTAGACGTAATTCTCATGGTGTGCTTTGTGATTTGGCATATGAGAGTGATAGATAACCAATAACATTTAACCTAGTATCCCTCCCTCATTCCTTGGGGGAGGGGGCTAACTATGATTAAGGAGAAGGAAAAATGATTAACAAACGCAATTTAGATCCGAGTCTTCTGGCTTGGTTGATGGGGATTACGGGTCTTGGCCCAGGTATTGGAGAGATTCATTATCTGGTAAAAGAAAACTCAGCATATTACTCTTGGCTTCGTGATGATTTGAAGGTTAATGCCGCAGAGATTCATTTCGCATTAGACGCTGGAGAAAATGCATTAACAGCCAACCGGAATGATGTGCTCCTGGTTATGCCTGGGGCATATGCTATTACTGCTTCAATCGCTTGGGATAAATCTCAGACTCATTTAATCGGTCTAGGTGGACCCAATCAGAAGCATTGTCCGACTACGGCAACCGAAGGTGCGATTCAGTTCAAGTGTACAACCAGTGGAATTGATTCTATCCTAGCCATCACAGGCCACTATGTTCAGCTTCAAGGATTTCAGACGATGAATACGTTTAGTCACAACAGTAATCGAGCTGATATCGTTGTTGGAGCACGAAATACTTACATGAGAGGTATTCGGCCCAGAGGTGGGAATGGAGCAGATCAGTTGAACCATGCTGACGGCGGAGTTCCAGTGATCTTTCAGACTGCGGATTCTGCTGGTTTTCTAGCCGAAGATTGTTTCTTTGGAAGTGCTGGTAACAATGCGAGAACAGTTGGACCGGGTGCGATTTTATTTGAGACAACCGCAAACGCTTTTGCCCCTGTCTTCCGTCGGTGTACGTTCGAGATGCGGTGTGAGACGAATACTACTGTTCCAAAGCTGATTCATCTTGCGGGAAATAACGCAGTTGATCGTTATCTTCTGTTCGATGATTGTTTCTTCTATAACTTTTGGTTGAATCTGAGTGGTAAACCGCCTATAGCAATACATGATGAGTGCGGTACGACTCATGTAATTATGTTGAAAAATTGTTCGCAGATTGGTTTTGACGCTTGGTGTAATACTGCAACCTATTGTTTTACTACTTCCCCGGTTGGTGACACCAATGGTGGCGAGGCAGTAGCAGTAGCTACCACATAATAGGAGGGCTAAATGAGTTATGTACTAATTAGTAAAAACTGTCCAGCCTGTAATGGCAAGGGAAAGCAGACCTTTAATACTGAAGCCCCAGAAGATAAAGAGTGTAGTCGATGTAAGGGCGTTGGGTATCTTCCTTGGGGGAGATTGGAGGGGGATATACACACATTAATTGGAAGGACAGTAGCAAAGAAGAAAGTAACAAAAACCAAATAACATAATTGGGTCGGGTTTTCTTTGTCCCCTTAACCCCGAAGAGGATTAAACCCCTCTTTGGACCCTCCTTGCAAGGGAGGCTCGGCCCAATACTTCAAAGGAATTATAAGGGGGTAGATTAATGGCAATGTATGAGGAGTTATGTTTAATAGACATACTAAGTCCAATGTGTCGGGAGTTAAGTGCAGAAAGGCCACTTATAATAGGCGAAGATCATCAGGTTCGGCTTACATTTGTTCATGATCCAAATAAACCGTGGATACAGACCAAGGGGTTTAGGGAAAGGCAATGTGGGAAATGGCAGTATTTCTTCAGTCATTGGAACTTTATACCAAGG